CCGAGCACACTCTTGCAGAGTGGTCCCTCACCCTCTCCAAGCACACTCTTGCAGAGTGGTCCCTCTCCCTCTCCGAGCACACTCTTGCAGAGTGGTCCCTCACCCTCTCCGAGCCCAGTGAGCCTCAATGGGAATCCAGGATGCGTTGCTGGATACAAGTATTGTCAAGGTCCAAATCAGAATGGAATTAATACAGTATTCTATTCAGCAAATTGTCCCAAGTCATCAAGTCTGATGCACGATCTTGGATCACCCACTTCATGGAAAACGATTGATTGTGGAAAGAATCCATCTCAGTGTATATGGCAAGATGTATGGAAAGATACGGATGTATCACCAGGTGCATCACCAACCACCTTTAACCTTGGGAATAACGTACCAGCTGTTCTTTGTAACAATGATGATTTGATCATAGGGTACTGCCCAACTTCAAAGTGATGTGAACAGGTTACCGCCAATAAAATATTTGAAAGTATAAATGGAAACCACACGCAAATGGGTTGTGGATTATTTTTTGAAAACCTTCGATGCCAAGACTTCAAAAAATATAGAGGTTTCCATATACAATTATACATTGAGGTACAAAAAATCAATGGGTAAAAGATTCACACAAGATGCTAATTTCAAAATGCATTATAAACACCGTTTCTTTACACTTCGTAATGCCATTTCGAATGGAGGTTTGGGTACAAGGATAGTATCGGGTGCAGTTTCTTGCAGAGATCTTCTGAAGATGAATGCTGAACATTTGTGGCCAGATGGACCTCAGGCTGAGAGCATAAAAAAGGTTCAGACTCGTGACATGGAGATTCTCAAATACAAGGCTCAGAGCGAGGAGGAGGATTATGTAGGAACTTTTAAATGTGGAAAGTGTAAATCCATGAAGACTACATATTATCAGATGCAGACGAGGAGTGCAGATGAACCGATGACAACCTATGTAACTTGTGAAAATTGTGGGAACCGATGGAAATTTAGTTAAAGAAATTATGAGACCTAATAGATAATGAGTTTTATAAAAGTACTTACAGATGTTAATGATGTCATAAGTAGTATTCCAGCCCGTGTTGTCAACACAAACCCCGATGGTTCTTTCAATATTCAATATCTATCCAAAACCGATAAGAAGCATGTAAATGGTAGGAATATTTATGAATATGAAACTGAGATTTATAACATCACAGATGATTCCATAAATGAATACATGTATGATGAAAATGAGGGTGGTTTCAAGATGATTGGAGAGGATATATACGTTCGTTTTTCAGGCGGGGAAGACGGGGATGATGATGACGATTACGTACCATCTTCAGAATGTGAATCCGAAGAGAATTCGGAAGAGGAGGATTCTGAAGAAGCTTCGGAAGAATTTGAGGATGATATTGAGGATGATGATTAAAATAGTTTATAATTAATAATGTACTATATACTTTTGATCATCCTTGCACTCGTCTTACTTTGGTTCTTTATGAATTCGGCGCATACAAAGAAGGGTGAGTGTGGATGTGGTGGGTTAAAAACGAGTGACACTTTAATGTAAATGATTCAGTCATTTGACGCGACGAAAGAAGAACACGTCAAGTGGTTGAAGAAGGTGATTGATGCACCAACTGCTGAAAAATTTGATATAATGACTGATAATCCTATGAAGAAGAGCATGCCTCCATTTGAAATTCCGCAGGTTTTGTTTGCAATTTCAATGAAGTACACTCAGGCGGTTTTCAAAGGGGTGGCGTTTATCCCTCAACAAATAAATTCTCATAATAGTCTTTGAAAAATTCAGGATTTATATCCCATGAAATGTAATTGCCTCTCATATTCAGCTTATCTGGAGCCAATAGAATCTTTTCAACTTCTACGATTGGTAGATTGTGATTTATACACACCGAATGAAGATTATCAGTGTCCCATTCGGTTATGAAAATCTTGGTGAGTTCGGTTTCAACGTCACCATATCGAACAAACCAATTGTTTGAGTGTGAAAACTCCACAACTGGCCACTCTTTATCAGCTGCAAATTTGGCTTCCAGAATTCTTCCAAAATGTACCGCATCTTTTCTTTTACTGAATGAGAGAACCGCGGTACATTTTTCTTGAACCGTAAAAATGTTTATACTTGTTGTGTGAAGAGTGAAGCATGGCTTTGGTTTTACACCCAGAACCTTGGTTGACCGCACTGAGACAGCTGCCATTCTTCTTATAAAGGTGTTTATTTTTAAGCCTGAGCTTCACCCCAAAAGAGATTCAAAGAGTAAAGAGTGATTGCTGTTGATCCGACGTTTGTAATCTGTACCAAAAGAGTGTCGGGTCCATCTGGGAAACAATTGTTTCCACCTATGACTCCGTTACAAATCTCCTTGAGACCTGAAAGATCGATGGAGTTTTGGGATCCGGCATTGCTGATTGTCGAGAAGACTCTCTCACCTGACCCGGCTACAAAGGTGTAATTTGAATTTGAAATCGTGGTGGAAACCTGTGCAAAGCTTGGTTGGGATCCATTTGCATAATTATTGATTGGAGTCCAAGACCACGACCCCGCATTCACGGGGTAATTGCTTGCAGATGTACTTGTAAAGACTGGATTTAAAATTCCAGAAACTATGACTGATCCCAGTCCTAAAGTCGCAGTTTGTGCCCAAAGATCCAAACGCTGTAACAGAAGCTGGGCACGGTTTAAAAGTTCTTTAAGCCCCAAGTCAGCCGTGATGCCATTTGAGACTGTTGGTGCCAGACGCAAGCAAAATACATTCTGTGTGACGTTGGACGCAATACCTGCAGCCAGGTTATTGGTCTGATAATTAAAGAGGTACCCGCGATCCTGATCAAAGAGACCATCCATGATCAATGCAGAACCCCAGTGAGTCAAGCTCGGTACACATGTACTGCTCACTAGAAATCCAGTTGATGGAACCGAATACATTGATATGACTCCAAGTGCGGTGGCTGTAAAGGTTCCAGTTATGGGAAATGTTAAACTATTGTACGTTGGGTTTGCACCAACTGTGAATGTATTGTTCACCTGGATACCCGTGCTTGTATAATTGGGTAAGAAGGCTCCTACATTTATGAGATTTCCAGGTATGAATTGTGAGTACGATGAAGAAGTTGCGTATCCCACATATATCGTCCCACTGCTCGTGAAAGTCCACGGCGTTGAATAATTGATGGTTACGTTGTTTGTCGTGCATGCAGTCACCAGGAAATTTCCATTGGGTGGAGTTCCGGACCCTGTTATTCCACTTATGGTTATGAAACTTCCTACAACGAATGGCGGTGCTGCAATAGTGTTCTGAAACGTTATGACGTTACTCGCGGTTGTTCCCCCTACTGTTATCGCATTATAGTATGTTACTGTGGCTGTTGACCCATTCATAGATATGGCACTCACCACCGCGCTTATGCTGGTGGGTAAAAATGTGGAGGCTTGTCCGCTGGTCACAGTAGCTGAGTAGTTTCCAGAGGTGGGTAAATAAAAGTATGCGGATGTTGGAGTTGGGGCTGGACTGGAAGCCACTGTAAAGCTTGTATTGAGATTTAACCCTGATGATTGACCGGTTGCACCGGTGATGTACATTGTTGTCCCGGGATTGAACGGAACCACGTTGGTGTCAATTGCTGTGAATAACACGTTGGATATCTGGGTGTACACTGTTCCGGTGCTCAAAGTTCCATAGGACCCAGTGGATGGTACCAAAAAGTTTACCGATGTGCTCGATGAATTTGTAACTGTGAATGTGGTGTTCAAGCTCGATGGTGTAAATCCAGAGAGGGTCACCGTGTTGCTCACTGGGATGATGGTACTTCCAAGGAATGAAGAGAATGAAAGAGTCGCAGTTTGACCAAATACGGTTGAGAATGCAGTCGCCTTGTATGCTGTAACACCTGGCATATTTATTATGGCCGAAGTGGTTGTGGATCCAGTGACTGTATACGCACCAGCTATACCAGCTGAGCTCGGTGTAAATGTGCTTGGTATTCCCACAGTTGTTCCGACTGGAAATGCTGTTCCACTTGAGAATGTTATAAACCCGAGACCAGCGCCGGAAACAGTTCCTGAAGTGGTTTGTGTGAAACTATCGAATGTATTCCCCAATGAAAATGTAACTGTGGTGGTGTTACATGTCAACACAGTAAAGCTTGAATTTATAAGAGTACGTGTGTTGCTTGTAGTAAGAGGTAAAAACCCAGAGAGGGTCACGATGCTCCCAACTGGGAAGATTCCGTTATATGTAGTGGCGCTCGTGAATGTGACGGTTCCGATTCCACCTGTGAGAGTCAACGTTCCACCAACCCCTATGTTGGTTATGAATGATGTGGGTGTTACATTTTGAATCGAGATTCCAGTGGCCGTTGGTTGAATCACATTGAAGGAGGATGGCACAACGTAGACTATGGCGTTGCTCGTATTGGTGTGTAAATTTGACAGTGTACCCGCAGTCAATTGTCGGTTTGTGTCGATGACATTGTAATTCAGTGGCGCCGTTCTTGTGAGACCGGTCAATGAATTTGTTCCATTCTTTGATGTGTACGTTATAAACTCGTTATCAATCATGATTGTTCCAGCAGAGGGCCAATACGTCACAGGATCACTCAGTGTGATGCTTGTATCATAGGGCCCGAGCGTATTCGACAGGAGACTTGCAGCGTGACTCGTCTCAACGACAAGCTCGTAACGCACCGCCATGTTTCCGGTTCTCATGTAAGCCTCGTCATTTATGTTATTTTGTCTGTATCGGTGAGCGTACACCCAGTTTCCGTCACTCCCGCGAATCATGAAATCGATAAAACCAGCCCCATACCACGTGTACTGGAGACCCAACATTTGCATCTTGGTTTGGTCAAACTTGAATCCAGATGGACCGTTTCCGTCAATCGTGTCTCGGTTAAATTGACTTTGCGGAGTTCTCGTTTCTCTGATTTTACAGATGATTGCGGGTGAATTTGATGATACTCCAAAAGAACCTCGAAACGGGGGGTTCACCGTCATTACAGTCTGAGACGTTATAGATGTAACCACGTGTGACATTCCTTTGAGTGTAATCTTATCACCCACCTTGAGTTGATCAGAGTATCTGGTTCCCAGACCATTGACGAGTTGAGAATATGCATTTACATATGAAGTTCCTGCAATCTGGAAAGTGCTCGAGCGTTTTACAACCCATAGCGTTTGCCCATCCCATTCGAAAAACATTCCATTCTGATCATCAAAGGTGCCGACTCGAGCCGATGCTCCATGCCAGTTTGACATTACGAACCGAGGTTGGTCTCCGAAGAGTGGGCTCACAGTTCCGAGTTGTTGCGTGGCTATAACCTGGATTGTAATCTCGTCAACCACATTATAAACTGTATATGTACCATTATATCCAGGTGTGGCTATCCCTTTGATAATCACAATCGCACCAGGTTGAGGATTCCCATGTGGTATACTGCATCCAATTGTTATGAGACTCCCGACAGTGACTCCGTTTGAAAAGAGTGTTACTATATCATTATTTGGGCAAAAGAGGGTTCCAGAAGACCACATGAGACCCTTTCCGGATTGGTACCTGAAAACCTTCTTCGACTGTCTCACAATGGAGGCTCCGTATGCTGGTATGACGGGTGAAATTAAAACACCACCGTCATATGGTCGGTGAACAAAGGATGCATATGTTTGAGTATACGTATTTCCGGTTGTGGTGACTGTTCCAAGGTTGCTTCCAACTGTTACATATGTAAAGGTGGTTGGACTTGGGGTACTACCTATTATATAACTTCCATTGTACCCGGTTGGAACCCACCCTATAGATACTACCGGTGTACCGGCAATGAGTCCATGGTTATTGGTTGTCGTGAATGTAACCACATTTCCAGTTGACGTCGGTGATCCGCTCAAGGGAATTTTCAGACTTCCATATGAAGGGCTCAGATTAGATGTGGAATAAAATCCAGCCTTTCTTATGATTGAATAATTTGTAAATTGGGATGTCCCTGCACTTTTTGAAACTTGCCCCTTTGCTTGGTACTGAAAATTGATAAATTGAACAGATCCATATGTTGTTATGGTGACTGCTGGTGAGGAAATGGATAGAGAGGTTGCAGAGTTTGTACCGGCAACTGTGACATATTGACCATTTAAAGAATTTGGAACAAATCCGATTAAATTCACAACAAACCCAGGTCCATTGAATGGAGCTCCGGTAAATCCACTCAGGGTGAGTGTACCGGCACTCTGTGAGTTGGCAGTTGGAGTGAATGACCCGGTTGAAAGGATGCTAGTGATTACAAAAAATCCCTGAGCCTTGTCATAATCGTTTGTATTGTTTCCAAGACCCTGGATTGATATGGGTGTACCCACGATAGGTAGACCGGATTGGGTAAAAATATTACTCACGGTTATGATCGAGGGTGATCCTGCGTCGCTCACAATTGTTGTATTTCCCAAAGTAAACCCGTAATCGGTTCCCGGAACTTCAAAAAAACTTGGATTTCTACGAATATCAGCATACGTTTGCCATTTAGTTGCCTGGAGACCATATTCAAAATCTGCATCGATGAGTGATTGACCTTGTGAAACGCGAGTTTTTTCAATCGCATCGGTTCCAAAATCAAACGGTCTGGTTATCTGAGGTCCCTGATATTTGTTTCCCAGTGAACCGTCTATATTCATTATTAGTAGCCCAACAATTTAATTCAAGCATCACTCTGTACCTCGAGAGTAAATGACCAATCAAGACCGTTATTATTCAAAACATTCCCGTAGCGATCTATGACTCGCACTATAATTCTGTCTATAAATTTGGATTGGTCAGTTGCGATTATGTATTGTTCATTTTGGATGTTTTCAGACCATTGTAAAATGGCACCGGAACTTACGTTGATTGGTATCTTGAAAGTTCCAAGAGTATTCTCTTTGGAAGAGGTGCCAAAATCTGGAAAGTACAGGTACACATACGTGTCAAAGTTTATAATGTATGAGTTTTGAGCCACACCGGATTGACCGCTTGTAAACCCCAAAAGATTCATCAAAGTCCCAGAAAGGGGAACCGCTCCACCTTGAGCCGGTGTATACTGGAACGTATTTGTGAGACCCGAAACCGAAAAGGTGCCAACCGATGGAGTCGTCAGACCATTTAAAGTATTCAACAGGGTACTCAGGTTGTAATTTCCGGGATTCACGGTGTAAGCGTTGCTGTTGATTGTGAAAGAATTGTAAGGGCTTCTTATGTTGTAAAATCCGATTGGCATCTGGACATTTTTGAGAGCCACCTTTCTTATATTTCTATGAACGTGATTCAATAAGATTGTACAATCGAAAGGGTTTGCAGATGCCACGCTTTTTGAAGATGTGTCTACATGAATCTGGTGTATGCAATTTCCAGGGGTTCCACAGTTGTTCATTTACTTAAGGACTAAGATTATTAGTTTATTACATGGAGGATGTTACACTTCTTCAAGAGTATAACGTGAAACTTTTTAGGGCTGAGGAGGATGATATAGTTTCAATAATAAACAGTACTCTTGAAGGAAATGTTTCTGAAGAGGCTTTCTTCTTGGTTGATATTGGAAAGGTGATTCGTCAGGTTCAGAAGTGGAATGAGTTTTTGCCTGATGTAAAACCATTTTATGCTGTGAAATGTAATCCTAATACTCTTATTTTAAAGGTGCTTGCAAGCCTTGATGTAAATTTTGATTGTGCCTCTAAAAATGAGATTGCAGCTGTGATGAATATAGTCGATGACTCTTCTCGCGTTGTCTTTGCAAACCCAGTCAAGATGATTTCACAGTTGAAATATGCGCGTGCAAATGATATCGATCTCATGACTTTTGATAGTGACCAGGAGTTGTATAAAATTAAGGTGTATCATCCATATGCAAAGCTTATTCTCAGAATAAAGGTGGATGACGCGGGAAGTAAGTGCAGGTTTGGCTGTAAGTTTGGCGCTGATATGAATGATATTGAGAGAATTTTTGAAATTGCCAAGGCGTTGGATATAAAGATTGTGGGAATTTCATTCCATGTAGGTTCGGGATGTACCGATCCTGAAAAGTACCACAATGCAATCCAGGATGCCAAAAAATGTTTTGAGATTGGGTCTCGATTTGATTTTCAAATGGATACTTTGGATATAGGTGGAGGTTTCGAAGACACTTCAAACTTTGAAGAGATTGCAGGTGTCATCAAAGATGCTCTGACTGTGTTTAAAGGAATTAATGTGATTGCAGAACCTGGACGTTTCTTTGTTTCAAGTAGTCACACATTGGTACTCAATGTTATTGGTAAAAAGGGAAACATTGAAAAGGGTTTTGTGTACTATTTGAATGATGGAATTTACGGATCTTTCAATTGCATATTTTTCGATCATGTAACCCCAGTTATTTGCCCATTCAATGAAAGGGATGGTGAAAGATACAGGTCAACTATATTTGGACCAACGTGTGATTCCATTGATAAAATTGCAGTTGATGTAGAACTTCCAGAATTGACAGTGGGTGAGTGGTGTTATGTTGAAAATTTTGGTGCTTATACGTGCGCTGCTTCAACATCTTTCAATGGGTTCCATCATACACAGTCAATTAATATTCTCACCTCTTAGTAACAATGGCGATAAGTACTTCTATGAGAAGAAGGGCTTTAAACAATGCAATGCGTGCAAAGTTTCCACATTTTTTCAGATAAAGGGAAACAATGTTATTTTAAAAATGGACTATAGTTGGTTTGAGATTGATGGAGCCAAATTGTCACAGCGTCTTGATGTCATTGCTGGAATCCATGATGTTGTGAAACACACGCCTGATGGACAACTATTTATGCAGCCACCTGGGTACCAACATTATCACTTACTGGCTTATATTTCCAGTATGCTTCCAGATGGAACACGGGTTCTTGAGATTGGAACTCGAACTGGTGAGTCAGCCGCTGCACTCAAGATTGGCAATCCGTCAATAAAACTGACTACAGTTGATTTAGTGGATGTTATCATTCCTGAACTCAAGGAGACTATTGATTTTAGGCTCTGTAATGGGATGGATGTCCTTGATGAATTCAAGGATATTCCATTCATGTTTATCGATGTTGATCCCCATGATGGAGTTCAAGAACGCGAAATGATCAAGAAGCTCACTGAAGTTGGTTTCAAGGGTATTCTCATGCTCGATGATATTCATTTGAATCCAGAAATGCAATCCTTTTGGGATGAAATTGAGTACACCAAAATTGACTTGACTCAGGCTGGTCATTATTCAGGAACCGGGATTGTTTTCTTTGATAAATAATAATGGATGCAGCTCTCGGTGGATATGGTAAAATTCGAGGATGGAGTGCATCCGTTTCCAGTCTTATAGCTGGAATTATCATGTTTATAATAGGTATATCTCTTACCCAAAAGAAGAGTTGTAAATCAACTGGAGTCATAACATCAAGTGTCTCGTCATCCCCACCTTTGGCAAATACATATAATGTGACTATAAATTCAATTGTTTATAGATTCCAATTTGCAACATCGATGACTATTGGCGATTCTGTAACTTTATACAATTGCAATCCTGACACAAATAATGTAAATGTGGCTCAGACTTTATCAGATTCAACTATGGCAATATTTCTTATAGTATTCGGAATACTATTTCCTTTAATGGGAGCTTCACTTGTTTATGTTATAACCAAGTCTCCAGCAGCTGCCGAAGTGTATGGTGGGGTTTCACTCTTTGATAATCTCACCAGAAGATGAATTTGTTTTCTTGTCAAGTAATAAATGAACAGTCCCCCAAATAGTAACATGCGCCGATATGGCAATGCGGTCATAAACAACGCAGTGAATGGTAGGGTTGAACAGGCTATCAATTCTAGAAATAATCTGGTAAATTCGGCAAAGAATGTATCGCCTGAAAATGTCAAGAGAGCTTTAAATTACATTGGTGTCGTTGATGAAAAGCTTGCACGAATAATCGGTATACTCAACAGTAACCTGGTTATGAAACCAAAGACGTTTCGCTTCAATAGCAATTAAAACTTTGAATCATGTAAAAAGAAAGAATGTACGGATTCAGTGGACTTTTACCATTCGTATTCATCTTGTCTCTTCTCTTTCCCAAGCAGAAGGTTCTATCCTTGAATGAATTGAATAAGCTGTGTGGGGTGCACAATTTTGATTTGAATGGAATCAAAAATACCAACTTGGTGATTGATGATTCAACGTCGATAGAAGAAGGGGTCATCCTCTTCCGTGGATGTGGCCCTAACATAAACAATAAGCTCAATTCAATTTTGGCGAGTCATCGAGGATGGTTCGACATTTATCGCAAAGTTGAAAAGGGTCGGTACATGAAATGGGGTCGTGGGAAACGTACCGGTAATTATGAGGCTCATTATGACTCTGTAAATCAGAGAATCAAATACACCTTTCCTGTAAAGTACACTACCGATCTTTACATTCCCAGGATATTTTTGTTGCTTTGAATGTGTTGTAAATTTCATGAGCTGCAAGTGCAGTATTTTCTTTGAAATCAACATTGCAACAGAATAAATCAAAATACAACTTTTCATGTTCAGGATATGTATGTACTGAAAAGTGAGATTCTGCGAGTAGAATGACTCCAGTGGCACCGAATGGTTCAAATTGATGGAAGCACCGAGATACTTCAGTCAATTTTAGCTTTTTAACAATTAAATCCATCTTTTCACTCAGATTTTCAACCTTTTCAATCTTCACACCTTCAAGTGTTCCAAATATGTGACTCATTATCTACTATAATAAAAATATCTTTATATTATAAAATGAAGCTGTTGAATGTAGCCCCCGTTGTAATTGTTGCTGTGGCCATCTTTCTTCTGATTGGGGTTTTCAAGTCAAATTATAGTGACATGGCTCGATCGTATAAACCCAAGATGAAAAGTAAGAATATTATTTAAAGCTCACCTTGATGGATGTATAAATTGTTAGAATGAGAATCAAGAGTAAGATTCCAGTCCATGTACCTATAACCAATTTCAATTCGTTCGTTTCAAATATGAGATTTAAGACTTGTTTAGTAATAGAAGTATCATCGTCGCATGCCATTTCCTACTAAAGGTCTTATAAATTTTTGGGGCTCAAAAAATTCTGGAAAGAGCACTTTTTTTGAAAAGAATGTAAAACACGTTAAATTCGAACACGACATCTTAAAGTCACGAGAAAAAACGCTTGATTTTATTGATCGAATGCGTTACTCTAAATTACCTTTGGTTCTGGATGATTTCGAGAGTATTGAAAATTTGACTGGGGTCAAAGAAATCACAGGACCGTTTCCTGTAGCCTTTTACATCATTTCAAATTCAAAAGTGACATCACTTAAATTTGATGATTACTATGAGTTTAAAGGGGCTGATGTCAAGGAATTTGCAGAGTCTCTCGGAATATCCGTGGATGATGCTACTAAAAAGATTAAAGAATATGATGGAAACCTGAGTGCTGTGAAGATTGATATTATCAACTTTAAAAGTCTCAGAGATGATCTTTCATCTCCAAAGGTTTATGTAAGTAGCTTGTTAAAAAATCAAGACCCGATTGGAGAATCATTGATAAGTAGGGTTATGATTGAACACGGACACACATTTGGTCTCATGCACGAAAATTGCATAGATTATACATCCAATTGTGAGATTCTTAGCCTTGTTTCACATTCATTTTCAGATGCTGATATGATTGATTGTGTGGTTTATAAAGACATGTCATGGGATCTCATACAATTTTTCAACGTCTCTGCGTGTCTCATACCTGCAAGTTTATTAAAGGGGGACACCACCCCATCTTCAAAAGATTTGAGACCCGGGAGTATGTGGACAAAGTACTCCAATGCATGTATGAAATCCAATCGACTCAAAAGACTCAAACTAAGTAGGGACTGTATCGGGCTCATAGTTGGGTACATAAATTCACAAACCGAGTTGCCAATTTCACTCGATTCATATGATCTTGATACAGTAAATCAGTTGTCATTTTCTGAAAAGATGAAACCCAAGCTTTTATCCAAAATGAAAAGTCTAGTCAAGAAATGACTCCTCTTCCAACTCTTTGTATTCTTTTAAAGTGTGCCCCTCTACATTGTGATCATTGTCCTCTTCATCTTCATCATTTATTATATAATATTCAGGCTTAGTTATTGTGTACCCCTCCATTGATATCTATTGCGTTTTTTAATAAGACTCCAACGGGGCTATCCGGTTCCCATTCATCCCACGTGTCAAAACATTCATTCATCTCTATGAATGTTTTGTCATCTCCTGTATATCGAGTAAATGGTTCATCTTCATCATCCACAACTTCTACATCCGAATCATCTGATTCATCCTCGTCCCCGGGAAAAAGAGTGCCAGTCCTGGTTCCCAATACATTTCGGGCTGCATATCTCATCCCATATTTTATATCGGTTGCCGTGACGGTGTCGCGCCCACACGCCTTGCAGTAGTGTCCTGCAAGATACACTGCACTTTCAAGAACCGGTTGTAAAATATTTATAGCCGCTTCCTCCATTATCCTATTGAAATCAATGTAATCTTTAGATATCCATCTGACGTCACCGGTGTGGTTGCTGAATATGCAATGTTGTTCAGACTCGGATTGACCAGTGTTCCACCCAGACCTCCACCACCGTAGCTGGGATACCCACCACATCCACCACCACTGTATCCACCACCTCCACCTCCAACATAGTTGGTCCCGAGACTTACAGATGAACCTCCGCCACCAAATCCACCTGGAGACTCCTTCACAAGGAATGGACCTGAAGGAACTGTAAAATTGGTTGTGTACCTAGCTATACCCACCGTCATTCTGATTTGATCCATGTACCCGTTAAAAGATGGTCTCAGATTACTCGTCTTGCTATCCGCTCCGAAAATGAGATAATTTATTGGAGCTGTTGTTATCGGGTCAGTGGTGGTAGTTATTGTCGTATCTAGAGTACCACCGATAAAGATGTTGACAGTGGTTCCATTCCTCACATACGCCACGTGGGACCATGTTTGTAAAGGTGCACCTGTACCCCACCCATTGATACCAACCGTACCCATATTTCCATTACCGGCAAGTGAAAATGTTCCACTTTCGATTCGGACCCACATTTCCAAAGTGAATGTCTGTGACCCTATATCATATGTTGAATTGGTTGGTGTGTAAATACTTGAATTTCCATTAAAGTAAAAGGATGTTCCGTTAAATATGCTCTGTGTGGTGGAGATGCTCACATTTTGGTTCGTCAAGGAGGCACCCAGTGTACTGAGATCAGTCACTCCATAATCTGCTTGCATCAAGAATATAACCGATGAAAAGTATGGATCATTGGTTGCTGTGTAGTACCCTCCAAATGCTCCGTTGATAAAAGCTTGTGGTGCAGTCGGTATATTTCCACCATTTCCATAATATCCAGCTCCGCTATCGGCAGCCCTGAACCCGTTCGTGGGTACGGTACCCCCAGAACCTCCAGAACCTCCAGAACCTGCGTTATATGGTGCACCTGGAAGACCATCGAGACCGTTGCTCACTGGTGTACCCCCTGGGTTTGTATTGGTGTTGAATCCAGATCCAGGGCCTCCGATACCACCGGCTGCAGCCAAGAATGTTGGATTTGTCAGTACGTTTGATGTTGTATTGATTGCTGTAACATTGGCTATGAATGTTCCACCGGCTCCAGAAGTTCCACAATACAAGAGTTTACTTCCAGCTTGTCCAACAGCCACTGCCAACACCTGACCCTGTGAAAAGTGACCCGTGAATGTTAAAGGAGTCCCCGGTCCTGCACCCACCATGGTTACCAAGAGTGTACAGTCACATGGAACTGTGTAATATTGCATACCGTAGTTGAGTGTCAATACATATGGTGTGGTTATACCGGGTACCAATTGGATTCCACCATAATTTGGATCTACATATGAAGAGTAAAGAGAAGAAGAGAGGGGGCCAATCGCACCTATCGTCCCCAATGTACTGAAAACAAAACTATACGTTGACGTGATGTTGACATCGTACAGGAATCCATATTTACACGTTGTGGTTTTTATCAGATTTATATTATACGTCCCATATGTTGTGCTCGTAGATGAAATCACAAGTGCCATGTAAACCACTTGCTTTAAAGCATACCCCGTTACACCAAATGTACTTGTGTTGGCCCCACATGTTGTTGTTGCTCCAAGAACCCATGGTCCACTGCTGCTACTTGAGTGATAAATCTTAACCGTATCCCCACTCACGTACCCGTAATATGTCCAATTGATAGCCAAGGATCCATTTGGGGACCCAAAGTATGATGGTTTTATATAGGGAAGTTGATATGTTATGTAGAAACCCTGTGTGGTATTATAGGGACCCTTTGATGTTCCCGATGGAACAGTGAGCGCCACGTTATAAGAGGATCCGATTTCCAAATTTTGAATATTTGAACTTGCTGCAGACAGTGTGGTTGTGGCGTACAATGTAGACCCTGTATATATTGTGAGTGGATCTGTACTCGAGTATCCGATATAATTCCAAGATATATTGATGCTGTTTGATGAGAGAGCAGCTGAAGAGATGAAAACGGCAGAAAGAGTCGCCGATGTATTTATAGAATTGCTTGTATTGAAGGGTCCGTTTATTCCACCACCTGGAACCACGAGTGATATGAGAATGGAGGAACTTGTCAGGGTCCCGGCTATGTTTGTTATTGTGGTTGGAGAAGATCCACATGTTGTGTACCCACCAAATCCCCACGAAGTTCCGGCATTGTTTGAGTAATACACGTAAAGAGGTTCCGTTGACGAGTACACATTCGAATTCCAATTTATAGTCACGTTGCTTGATGTGGTTGAAAGAGAGGTGATCAACTCAGAAGGACTTGTGGTGCTTGTGTAAAATGCGTTGCTGGTATTGTATGGTCCATTTGAACCACCCCCGGGAATGACTGCCGACACCAGGTAGGTACCGAGTGTAGAAAGTCCGGAAATGATCACTGGTTGATTTGCACCACATGTAGTTGTTGTACCCGGATTCCATGACGAACCACCATTTAAAGAATAGTAAAAATTTAAGGGCTCGGAACTTGAATATGCTGTGTAGACCCAATAACAATTGATTGTTAAGTCGGTTGGTACCAAGGAACTTATAATAACTTCGGGTACTTGAATCGTACTGTAGATGGTTTTGTTGATGTTGAAAGTTCCATTGAGACCCCCATATGGAACCACGAGAGCAATGCGATACGTTCCAATGAATTGAGGCACTGAGATTGTAACCGGACTCGATCCACAGGTTGTGGTTACTGCCAAAAACCACGCCGTTGTGTAATACCAAATTTGAAGAATGTCAGTGGATACATAACTTGAATATGTCCACGGAACCACTATCGATCCTTGAGAACTCGTGAGAGTCCCGATAGTGACCGTGGCTGGTGTGAGGTACACACCGGATGTAAATATATTAAAGGGTAAATTATAAGATGCCAATGTGGATGTGGCTGGAACTGCGACAGCCACGTTATACGTTCCAAAAGGTAATCCTGTGATGGTTGCAGTCTGTGCACCGCACGTTGTGGTTACAGCCAAAATCCAATTGGGTGAAGTGCTCAAAGTATAATAAACAAGGAGTGGATCGGTAAAATTATACAACGTGTATGTCCAATTGATTACAATTATTCCTTGACTCCCAACTCCAGTCACTGATGTAATTGGAGCGGTTCCATATTGGAGAGAATTTTGAGGAATTCCGCTGATAAGTGCTATGTCATACACCGACCACACTGTATTTCCGGGATCGAGTATATTGACTGTAATTTTCCAATTGGAATAACACACAGTATTGAAATTTATCAGATTATTTACAAGAGGAACGCTGCTTGCCAATGTGGTATAACTGAATGTATTCGATGCCTGAACGGTGTATTGCCCCCCTATATTGTTGTCACTTATGTATACATTCGAAACAAAATTGGTAGTTCCAGACATGACAATTGTGATGTACGAAGTTACACCACCGGATGATGTCCACGACGGCGGACCATTGAATCCTTTAAATGCATTGGTGAGATATTGAATGTTACTGGATGCACCGAGAGTATACGTCGCATTTCCAAAAACTTTGTTGGACACCACGTATGCACTTGTTGTGTTTGAGGGTCCGTATATGTTGCTCAATTGGATGGGTGGGAATCGAGATAATGGGAGAGCCGGTGTAAATACGTTTGAATTGTAATATGTGTTGATTAAATTTGTGTACTTGACCAGATCGTTTGCAGATGTTTTCCACGTGGATGAAACCTTTCCAGTTGAATCGCACGTGAATATGAAATTGGTACCAGGTGGGACAGTAAAGTTCACCTGATTTGTATCGGTGACGGTTGAAGATACACTTGAAGTATACCCGCATATGATCAGGTAGTGTGAAACTGGATTTTCATAAATCTTGGTGAGAGTCACCGAGTTATTAGGACTGAAATGAATATAATCGGTGTAGTAGGTGGAACCGGATGTTTTGGAACCACAGTAGTAGTACAATTGGAGATTGTTCAAGTTGTTGAGTAAAGTTTGAGTCACTGATATTTTGTACACGCCGTTGATTCCATTGTAGACCCATATATTTTCAAAGGAATCGGTGGCCCAAGTGTACTTTGGTAAATTGAAATTAAAATAGTACGGGGACACACTCGGAACTATAGGAACTCCATTTATGTAGATGCTACTTGAATTTGCACTGGTTGAAAAGGTTCCATCATAATAGAGGACGTTACTGGTTACGGTGTTTGAAGAAAAGTTGAAAACAAATGTGTTGCTCGCCACCGGATCCAAGAATGAAACGTAATTCGAGGAGTTGCAAAATTGTAAAGCCCTCAAAGATGATGAAATGTTGTTTGAAAACACGCTCAGGGATACACCCGACGTTATGTTTAAAAAATTGTAAGATTCTGTTGTTGCATTAAAGTAGCTACAATATACACTGGTGAGATCTGTAAATAGAGGAATGTTGTAATTGCTAATCAGTTTTTGTGCCAATATTGTTGGTGTTCCAAATGGGGGACTTCTCGGTAAAGAAACCACGTATCCGTATGGGGTCTGATCGGTATATGATATAATCATGTTTGCATTGACGTCAAATTTAATGTCCCATGCGGTTGAATTTGCGGCAATAGGGATGTATCCAAACCTTTGATGATACACACACGCGTTGCTCAAAAGCATGATGATATTGTTGGTTTGTGGATCAACTGCAACCGATGCGACATTTGAACCTGGAAACTGTAAATTTACGGGGAATACTCGCGCAGTGTAATAATTACACGTTATGTTGGAGTATCCAGGTGAGCTGAATAATACATTTTGAGCCGAGATGTCATCGGTGATGTATGTATTGGATAGATTTACATTGCTTGTTATGGGCAAGGGGGACAAAAAGTTTAGGTAATAGGATGAATTGATATAGTTTTGATTCAGGTACACTGGGAGACTCGGCAACGCGGGGATGGTCGTTACACTGCTATCAGCGATGTATTCATTGTTGTAAAAAACGGGAGCACAGTTGGATTTGTTGAAATATACAAAGTTGTGCGTCTGGGCCCAAATGGTGATTTTTACGGGATCCACTATAGGATACAAGGAAATTTCAAAACGTTGAGAATTGATTCTTGAAAAATTCATCTGACCACTTGCACTGTGAATATCTGATGGGTCAACAGCAAATGTGTAAAGATAAATTGGATCACTCGGTATGCCTTTGTATCTCTTTAAGGGTTCAGCGTATCTCAAGTAACTCCCTGGGAGATTGAACCGTTCAAATGTGCTCCCCACGTACATTGCGATGTTTTTGATATTTTGGATATATGTACCGGTGTTTAGATTTTGAACAGTAAAATACATTTGGTACACAGGCCCTGTAAATGTTGTATTCATCTTTACGTTGGTACAGCTTCCTGTAGAAACTGTATAAACGTCTTGAACATCTCTGATTCTTTGAAAAAATGTATCACCAGGTGGATCTTCTACGAGTACATAATCCACCAAAAGGTGACCCTTGATGAGCACGGGGTTCCCATTTGAGTTGAAAGATATTCTCAAGTCTGGTTCATTCACCATGAAAAACCCCTTTTTGACTATATAAAATGGAATCTGGATAGTCACAAAGGATCCATTGGTGAGTGCATTTGAAGTGGCGAGCTTTTCAAGGGGCATGTTCATCTCGTTGTCAAGTTTAATAAATTCTCCTTTGAGAGACTCCAATACGGTTGAATTTGAAATGAAATCCACATGGTTGATTATAGCCTCACCAAGCGTGTTGTTTCCAAAATTTCCACATATTCGGATGCTCGTAATCATGTCTCCCAACTTTGGAATGTGTATGGTGTAGTCACCTGAATTTGTGTAGAAATTTTTTGGAAATTCAATGGGTAATGTTTGTGTACACATTCTCTTCATGAGACTCATTAAATTCTATCAAGAAAATAACATCCCCGCCAACCCATTTTTTACTTTCAAGATGTTTAGAGTTTCAAAGTAGACGTTTGAACTTGGTGCATTCACAGACACGTCTCGTATCCTACTCATGTTGATAGGGTTGAGGAATAGTACACTTTGACCCCTCAAAGGAAGATTTACAAAATTTTCATAGGGCATGATATTTGATGAGTTGGAATCAAACATATTTTCACCATTGAGTTTCAATGAATTGAAATTTTTACTTGTAAATATCTTGGTACACGGACCCTTTGGTACATAGTCCCCACCTGAAGTAACACTTGGCACAACGATGGTATATTCACTGTTTGCTGGCGGTGGTGAGACGAATTTTATATACGTCACAACGAGATCCATATCGATTCCAGAAATTTGATTATAATCCAAATGTATCTGAACATCCTGATTTGTAATCGCACCGATTGGTATATTTTTTAGGATATCGGTTTGGATGTAGTAGTACCTATCAAAAGGAACCTGATTGGTTCCATCTCCTTCAATGAGGTTAAATATGGGTCTATTTTTATACGAGGTGGCAATTTCCTTTTTGAATTCCAAAAACTCAACCGGGATGGTTTGGATGAGTTGTTTTCCGATATACAGACTCACTGAATTTACGATACTTTCATAGGCTGGATAAATGTTACTCGTTGCGATGTAATTTAATCCTTGAATAAATCCAGATTCTCTGAGGGTCTGTGGGCTCAGAAATTGGTTTATATTGTAAAGGGGGGAGGATTGTGAGAGGATGTATGAGTTGGTTGATATTTTTGTGAGATCCTTGTAATCATACCCAAAAAAGTTGGCAACTTGTATCGAATCAAAGAGTAAAGATACATATGAGCTGACTGAAAGGGACTCTTGGGACGTTTCAAAAGGAAAGGAAAAGTTGAAGCTATCATTCAAAAAGGATGGAAGTGCCATGAGAGTCTGTGTCTTGTACCCGATAGAACCTATAGATCCATTGGTCGAGTCCCCGAAAAACAGGTTACCACAAAGGAAAAAGTTGCCGATTGAAATGATTGGCATTTCATTTGGTTGGGGGGAGATGGTGTTGTTTACGAAAATGTTACTCTGAATGTTTCCGAGTGCCACTCGATTTGTTATGTTTACTCCAACGTCACTTAGGAAACTCAGATTTGTATTGAGTCCGGTAATCGGATCCAAAAATCTGGTTACATAACACAAGGTGTTTGAATATCGATTGGTATAGATTGAATCGACATTGTTTACAACCGAACACACGTTGCTGTCACGATTTGTGTTTTGAAGAAACACAATATTCTTGTTCCCGGCAATCCATAAAGAGTTACTCGCGATATACGTGGATATATTCGAACTTGAGGTGTAAAGAGTATCATTGGGATTTACTATAATGGTACTCAGGTTGGTGAGCGTGACGAGTGTATTGGTTCTATAAGTTAAATCACTCAGATCTATCTTTGATATGACGTTACTCGCACCAACGTATAAAAAGTTTTTGGGAGATATGGCCAAGGTGTACGGGTACACAAAACTGGTTGTGATTGTCATCGAAGCTCCTGTATTTAGATTCAACTGAGTCACGAGGTTATATGAACCTATATATAGATAATTGTGAGTTGAATCAAATGTGAGTCCCTGTGGATTCACATAGTTACTGGAGAGTACACTCACCACATTCGAACTCAGATTAATTTTGGATATGGTTCCAGCTGATGCACCGGTTGCATACAAGAGGTTATTGGTTGTGTCGATTGCAAGTGTGTTGTAAGACCCTGTCACCACATTACTGATGGCAGTTTTTATAACCTTGATTCCCGTATTATCTGAGATGTACAATGTGTCTCCGTTATTAACCATACTTTTGGGACTCGAAAGTCCATACACATATAAATTAACTACATTGGTGCTCAGATTTAAGCGATACATGGCGGCTGATCCACTCACAACGTACAGGTATGTGTTTGATAAGCATATGGAACTCGGAACTGATATAGTACTATTCAAGAGGGTGGTGACATTTGAGGTTAAAGAAGTGAAGCACGCAAAATTGTACCCAGTCTCCACGTCGCATATCGGATAATTGAATCCAGATGTTTTGAATGTACATTTACCAAATGCGGTTGTGGTGCCAACTCTCCCAAGTTGTCCAACGGCGTTTTGTCCAGATGAATACACATTACTGTTCTTGTTGTCAACCAGGTATAAGAAATCGGGTCCAGCCTTTATAGTGTCGATGAATGCTCCACCAGGAAGTTCGGTTGCGATTTGTGTAAAAGAGAGCTTAAAGGAACCGGGTGGAAGAGCTGACCCCAATTCACCCACCGAATTGGTTCCGGTGGCGTATACATTTCCGGTTGCATCTCTATATATTGTTGAATAATTGCAACATTCTATATCCACAACACCGGTTGCAACCGCTACTGGTGTTCCAGTTACTGAAGCACCACCATTCCCAAGTTGACCCTTTGAGTTGTCACCAAATGTGTAGACGTTTCCAGTCACATCGAGAAAAGCGGCGTGAGAGACTCCACATGAAATCTTTTTGGTTGTGAATGAGTTGGAAACTGCATTCAACTGGACACTCCCGTATGCTGTTAGATTATTGGTATTGTCGACAATCAATGAAAAGTTTGGACCCGACCCAACAACTGATATATTTGGAACCAAGGCGTTGAATAATTTCATCTGATTCACATTTATGTTTTGGGGAGTCACGGTCAGAATCGGATCGAGGCTTTTTGTTGATGAATAAACATACATGTTACCAGATGGTGGATTTGTAAAGGTCCAAAAGTTGTCATTTGGGGTGGCAAGCCCCGGTAACTTCATTCGAATCGTCACGTCGCTTATAAAGTCCCCAAAGTATGGAATTGTTGCAATTCGGTAATCGACGGTATCAAAAGGCACCACGTACGTCCCCACCAGGTTTTGGGTTTCGAGTGTAAACTGATTATTGAAATAAGTAAACGATGGATCCCCGGATAAAAATGCATCATGCATTCCAGTAACGGCTCCGTAGACCCCGTCGCTCATCCTGATACTATGCGAGTTTTTATTCTATTATTAAAAACTCGCAAATTAATAGATGAGTACTATTCAGTTGAGAAAGTTTGATCCTTCAAAGATTGGGAACGACAAAGTGTGTGTGGTGATTGGAAAACGTGGAACCGGTAAATCCACCCTGGTTACAGATCTTCTGTACCATAAAAGAAATATACCGGTTGGTGTGGTGATGTCAGCAACCGAAGAGGGGAATCATTATTATAAACAATTTATACCAGATTTATTTATTTATGGGGACTATTCAAAGGATACAATTGAAAAGGTTATAGCGAGACAAAAGAAACTTGTGGCACTCAACAAAACTGATCCAGCATTTATACTTTTGGATGATTGCATGTATAATAAATCATTTATGAAGGATACGTGCATCAGACAATGTTTTATGAATGGACGTCACTGGAAAATCTTCTTTTTAATGACTATGCAATATTGTATGGACCTGAGTCCTGATCTCAGGGCGAATGTTGATTACGTATTTGTTTTGCGTGAAAATGTAATTCAAAACAGGGAGAGACTTTACAAGGCGTTCTTTGGAGTCTTTCCATCTTTTGATCTCTTTAATAAGGTGATGTCTGCGTGTACAGAAAATTTTGAGTGTCTCGTTCTTGATAACACGAGCAGATCAAATAAACTGGAGGATTGTGTTTTTTATTACAAGGCTCCAATCAGAAAAGGGTTCAGAATCGGTTCGGATGCAATGTGGAAATACCATCAGAGTCACTACAAACCAAACGCAACCAGTAACCCAAATTTAGATAAGAAAACGAGCATTGTGAATGTTGTAAAGAAGTAGTCGGCTACACACGAACCGGGTGAGGTGAAGCATCTTTCCACCCAAATTGAGACTTTTTATTGTAGAAGAAGAAAAAGGCGAGTATCAAAATTATGATGAGCATCAGGTTATTTTTCATTTATTATTCAACAACATTTTCCTTTGCGCGACGATCAATCTCATCCTGAACGCGCTGGTTGGCCAGTTTCACCAACTCGGCAACCGACATGTCTGGAAACTCCTTCTTGAGATCCTCCACCACATCAGCTGGATGGGGAATCGGTGGTACATCGGGCTTGTTGTAAAACTTGGAATTCTCATCCCCTGGCTCGATGAAAGGTGTATCACTCCCCTCGAGTGGCTTGGCCAACATATCCTTCTTGCGCTTCTCAAACATGGCTGCAGCGAGACGCTGATTCTCGCGATACTTGGTCATGATATCCTCCAGCTTATCGTCGTTATAGTGCTGATCATCAATGGCATCCATATCTGGTGGAATGAGGAGCCACTTATACATGTCAACCACAAAGATATCAAAAGTTGCATCATCACGCTGGAGACGCTTGGCGTGGGACTCAGCCTCTGCACGAGAGGGGAACGCTCCACGAATCTTGATTCCAAACTTGTCATTCTTCTGCGGGCAACTTGGACCAACGATGGAAAGACACGCGAATAGCTGACCAGGAACAGTAATATAATCAGTCTCAAGAGTGGACATTTATATATTTTATATCGAAATCTTTAATTGCTGACATTTGATTACAAATTCGTCTTGCTCCCTCTTTGAAAGAATACTTGGATCCTTTGTCTGTATAACCTTGATTTCGGGTCCGGTGAGTGTCACGGCATTCAAACGATAATCCTCAAACGCCTCACATGCCATTGGGACGATTGGTTTGATAGCCTCGTATATCATCTTGGCCACGTTTGCAATCTCCAATTGGGCATGATCATCCATTCGGAGACGCAAGAAATGAAAAAGATTGTGAAGATTAATCTTCCAGTAAAACTCCGTCATGGTGCACACTGGAAGAATACCCCGAGCCAGTTCCTTGGCAACCCCATAATCCAACAGAGTATTGTAATTTTCAAAGGCGAGATTACATGTATTATTTTGGAGGTTAATAAATGCTGCATTTGTTTCGTTATCAAATGGATCCGAGAGATCACTCCCCTGATGATTTGTTGTGGATTGTTTACGAAACTCCATTGGGATATAAAATTCATTCTCCTTGATTTGCGTATACCGGGCCGATACCTCATTCACACTGGCTGTGCGATGACGTAACCACTGACGGGCAACGTAGATTGGAACTTTAATGTGAAATTTAAACTCCACCATCTCAAAAGGAGTCGTGTGCCAATTTCTCATCAAATACCTAATGAGATGACGGGTCTTTACTGGGTCCTCTTTATACCCAGCTTGATTATATGAAATTCGTGCCGCCTGAACAATTGAATCATCCGAGCCCATGTGTTCAATGAGGCGTGCAAACATTTATTCAAAAGAGCTTCTCCTTTTTAAGGCACATATCCGGGAACAACTTTACCATCTGGATGCACGGTGGTTGGAAATGCCTGTACAAATTCTGGGCAATTACTCGTTTTACAATCAACATACTCATACTCTGGATATTTCTCCTTTTGTTTTACGGTGTATGGACATGTCATACTCCCGTAAATAACTCCAGATTTTTTTGGAACCTCCTCCTTCTTTTCAATCACCACAACCTTGCGCTTCATAATAAAGAAGATTACAGCAATGGCAGCCAATGCGAGCAATACCAAAGTGATTTTCATTATTATTAATGCAACCTTTTAAAAATTTGACTTCTCCGCAACCGGGATCGAACCAGTGACAAATGGAGCTACAATCCACCGCTCTACCACTGAGCTATGCGAAGTTTTTTTTCTTCACTTTTTATCCATTTACATTCTTGAATCATATCATGTTCCTTTGGTATTTCACCTGCCGCTTTTCGTGCCCTTGAAGCACGACAATATTCATTTTGTTTTTCTTTTGAAGGTTTAGGATTTGAATTTCTATTACATTTATCTCTACATGATTTACATGTAGAACACGGTCGATTCCCCCTGTTACTTATAAATTGATCTAAAGGTTGCTCGGCCCTTGTACAATTTGTACATTTTTTCATTTAATGTATAAGCAACCCATTTTTTTAATTGATAAGAGATGAATGATATACACCTCCTAATTACTAAATGCCAAGCCCGATGGCACCCCCTGAGTTTCCCCAAGGGACGGACTGTATCTTAAGCCTCGATCCTTCATCGAAGCCGACACCCGTTCAGTCTCTGACGCCCCACCCTTCAAGGTGGTCAGCATGCGGATTGCCCAATCCATTACGATTATTACCATACCCAGGTTCCGATCCTGGCCACCAGTGGTTTTCACCACCTGGCTTGGTACGTAAGGCTCTAAGGGGTTTCCCGAACAACAAGGTGTCTCGCCGCTAGCAGTTACCTGCCGATTAGGTACTTTGACCTGTATCACGCGACTAGCAAGTGGATTTTTCTTCGGGTGGATGAAGCCCGACTCACTTACTTTTATGAGCAGTGGAGGTTTAGCAGCACGCTATGGCGTGGCCAAATCCTTTACCCATTCCAGACTGGATGCGCAGCACGTTGTAGTTGACTGCGAACATGCGCTGCTGCAGGGCAGACACACCTGGTTTGAGGACAACCTGGACCTGGGCATTGTCGATGCGAGAGAAGTTGCAGGTGCCGGTTGGCTGGTGCTCCTCTGGCTGCAGTGCGAAGGAGTACACATAGATACCTGGGTAGGGGTTGCCGGTGTGGTAGTAGTATGGCTGGGTGATGTTGAAGTACTTGCCTGGCTGCTGGGAGAAGCGATCCTGGCCGTTGAGAATCAGCTTGAAGTTGTACAGGGGACCCACCTCGATACCCAGGGTACCTGCGGTCGTTGCAGCTGCTGCGGTGTATGTGGATACACCATCCTCGGACCACATGCAGTTGGAGCTGAAGATGTTGCCAACCAAGCCGTTGGCACCCTGGTAATATCCGGTGAAGATATGGGGGGTACCGATGATGTGACCCTGAGCGAAGTTGTTGGTCAGGGAGAAGTAATTCAGGTTGGAGGTGACGTTCACGTTGGCGCAGTTGGAGGAGAAATTCCACATGGAGTTGTACTGGGTGGCTGAGCCGTAAGATGGGTTGGTGTAGCACCAGATCAGCTCCTTCACTGGGTGGTTGTAGGACAGGCGGATCAGAGCAGTCTGGGTGGTGGTGCCGGTGGAGTTGGTGGAGGAGGTGTAGATGGTGTCGGCACCGGTGTGCTGGATCTGCTCAATCAGGTACTCGTGACCCTTCTGGGCGAAGCGGCGGCGCTCCTCGGTGTCCAGGTACACGTAGTTGCCCCACACCTCGAAGGTGGTCTGGAAGAAGTTGCCAAACAGAGTGGACAGATTGAAGTCCAGGCGAACCTCGTGGTACTGCAGAGCAATCAGTGGCAGGTACAGGCCTGGGTTGCGGTTGAAGAAGAACAGAAGTGGCAGATTCACACGGACGTCATTGGCAGACAGACCGGTGACGTTCAGGTTGGATGGGGTGCAGTTCTTGCCCCACTGGTCCTTGTCAGACTCGGACAGGAACACCTCGGAATACAGACGCCACCAAGCCTGGTAGTGCTTATCGATACGCTGACCACCGATGGTCAGCTCCAGGTCCTGAATGGCACGCTCGGCGATCCAGTTGTAATCTGGGACGGTGTTGTTGGAGGTCTGATACACACCGGTCGTCAGTGGTGCCAGGGACACATACATGTTACCGATCAGGTCACCGTTGCGGGCAATGGTTACGGAAACGCGATTGCCGGATGCAACAGAGCCGTTGACGGTCTGGATAATGTTCTCCATCGCAAAGTTGGTGTGGCGCTTGTAAACCGCCTGGAAGAAGGTCACCTTGGGTTGACCAGTCAGGTAGACATCCTGAGCACCGTAAGCAACCAGTTGCATTAATCCGCCAGCCATTTTATAGTACCCCAAGAAAATAATTTCACGCGTCAAAATGCGCATAAAAAAAGAAAAGTGTAATATAAAATGTCCACTTCAAAAGATGAAATCATCGAACTTGACGGAGACGACGAGGAGGAGATGGGGGACCTGGAGGAGATGAACATAGGGGAGGATCCCTTTGGAAACTACCTGGTGAACGAAGAGGGGGACAACATTGCCGATATCCTGTCTGCTGGTGTTAAGCAGATGGAGATGCAGAATAAGATTCTCATCAAGATTCTGACTGTGTTGTCCAAGAAGTAAAAGCTTAAAAATTATATTCGAGTATACATAAATGACAAACGAAGTTATTGACAAGTACGAAAAATTGACGGGACTTACATCCCCTGCTGATAGTTATGTATCAATTACAAATGCTTGCAATACATTTTTAACAAGTGATGAGCTTGATAGTTATGGTTGCCCTGATGATGTAGACATGGAAAAAATTAACGAACGGAAAAAAAGGTTTCTCAGTGAATTGGTTGATGTGTATCATTCCATCTCATCCACAAACGAGGTTTTGCTCGAGCCTCAGGATGAACCCCCTGCTGTATGTCGGGTTAAACGTCTTATTGAACATATAGACGATCAGTATGAACTGCTATACAGATGGATTCGAATGCGCGAACGCAATAATCAGCCAAATATGGTTCCACTCCCAACCACATTTGATGGGTCTATTTTCAGGCTTGTAACAATGAATGCGGATGATGATCTCACTCCACTCCAACAGCTCATCTTGTACATGCTTGACAGTCTTCATAAGCAAAATTTCAAGAGGTACAAGGGAAATTGTTGTCAACAAATTCTTTCAGATGGATTCAATACACGAGCCTGGAGAATTATATCAGAGATTAAGGATTTTGTTTACGAAAATGTTCAAAAAGAGTTGAAATATGACATGTGGAGAAACTCAACCGCCAAGTCTGGAAATGTTTCCGATTGCATAAAGCATCTATCCTCTTGCTTTGATTTACAATTTCCTGAGATTAAAAAGAATCGAAACGTCTGGTCATTCAAAAATGGAATCTATGATGGAACTCATGATGTATTTTACAAGTATACCGATCCTAATATAAATAGTCTGGATCGTTTCACAGTGTCTTGTAAATTTTTTGATTTGGACTTTCCTGAAGAGACTCCTGAAGATTGGTATGATATTCCAACGCCACACTTTCAGAGTATCCTCAATTATCAAAAGTTTGATGAGGATGTTCAGCGTTGGCTCTATGTATTCGGGGGTCGCTTGTGCTTCGAGATGAATGTGAAGGATAGTTGGCAGGTTATTCCATTTCTAAAGGGTATTGCTGGATCAGGAAAGTCTACAATAATCACCAAGGCGTTCAAAAAGTTTTACGAATGTGAAGATGTCAAGACTCTTTCAAACAACATTGAAAAGAAATTTGGTCTCTGGAGTATAGATGGATGTTTCATGTTCATAAGTCCAGAGGTTAAAGGAGACCTGGCTCTTGAGCAAGCGGAGTTTCAATCGATTGTTTCAGGTGAGGACATCTCAATTGCACGAAAGTGTGAAAAAGCGATAACAAAGGAGTGGAAAACTCCTGGTATCCTTGCCGGAAATGAGGTTCCCAATTGGAAGGATAACTCTGGGAGTATTCAACGTCGAATTGTAACCTGGAACTTTACGAAACAGGTTACCGATGCTGATCCAAAACTGGATGAAAAATTGGATACAGAATTGGCATGTATATTATGCAAGTGTGTGAGGGCATATCATGACTATACGAAAAAATATGGATCCAAAGATATTTGGAGCGTTCTTCCTACGTACTTCAAGGAGATGCGGAAGAAGATTGCTTCAAGCACAAACTCTCTTCAGCACTTTTTGGAGTCGGAGAAGGTTACTTACGGGAAGTCTCCAACAACGCAGATGTTGTTGTTTGTCCCCCAGAAGGTGTTTTTCAATGCGTTCAATTCACATTGCCAAGAGAACAATCTGACACGTCCTCGCGGATTCAACGAGGATACATATGCTGCCCCGTTCATGAGCAGGGATATAGAAGTCAGGGTGGCGACTGTAAATTACCACGGAACCAATTTTACAAATCAACCAATCATCTACGGTCTCGATGTAAATCAACTTATTGAGGCTGAGATTTAGCATATTCTTCAAATTCTTTGCAAGCGAGTGTAATTCTTGGAAGTATGAAAGTGTCCCAGTAATTATCATCGCGTTCAATTGTTATATAATCCATTTCATCATCAAACCGTTCCACAAGTTTTGCACATTTAATATTAGGAAAAAGATAAAGATAGGCATGAACCTGGATTTTTTCATACTCTCTTAGACTATGAAACAAATTATTCTTTCTATTCTTTGTTTCAATAATAATCCTGGTTCCATCTGGGTGAATTTCCCAGCTATCAATTCTTCCATTGAGTGTATACTTATTGTTAATCTTTCTATAATATATTCTTTGATCTTTTTGTATCTGGATCTCCTCCTCCTCCTTGATACTATTAACAAAATTTTCGAAATTTTTTAGCACCTTATCTTCATTGGTGATGCCATAATTTTTTGTGAGAGTCGACTCGACATTTTGACAAACTTCTCTCTTTTGAGAAATTGTTAAAACAGGATCGCTTTTAACAACATCTTGAGCTTCTTTAATTCTACCACGCAGTTCATTTGAATTCGCGGATGGAATTGTCATCATCATTTCAACTTTTTCTGGAACTGGTACAGGTTTTTCAGGTTTATTTAACATGCGATCAAAAGCCTCTTTCTTGGACACATGAGGATTAGGAGACAATCCGATAAAAGCTGCCAATTTGGAAGCATTTATTATGGTCGCCATTTATTTAGTTGTATCTCAAGTCTTTATATTTCAATCTCACAGAGTCCATTCTCTCTCTTTTCAAGAACGCGATCCCAAAATTTCTTCATCTTGGGAAGATGCGCCTCAAACCATTCTCGATCCCGTGGAACCTCAATGACTTTTAACGTCCCAGTTGTTTCGTGATATTGAATAAAATGACAAATCTCCAATTCCGTAATCTCCATGAGTATCTGAATCTGAGGCAAATAATAAACTGGCACCTTGGGTGAAATCTTATTCGGACATTTAATCTCAATCAAGTACCCATCCTCTGTAATTCCGTCAGCTGACCCACCGAGCCATTTGTGAACTGGATGAACAAGGAGACCAATTTCATGAGACTTTTTTTTGTACTGCAAATCATACATGTCGCGAACTTCCGGTTCCAGACGAATACCCCTTTCTATATTGGCGTTTGTGAAACTCTTTTTGTACCCACATTTTTCAATGAGAAGAGCCTCAGAGGATTTAAAGAAGTTGAGATCGAGAGCGGCAGCCGCATCACTCGCTGTCAACAAGTTCCCTCGGAGACTGAACCATTCTGCGCTTCTTTGATCATCATATGTTTTTGATAGTAGTTTCTGGACAATTGGACAAATCTCCTGATTTGGACAAATCTCCTGATGCGTCATTACCCAATCAGGAGTCTAATTCTTTATGATGGCATTCTTTGCAGCATTTTGTTCCGCCTGCTTTTTGTTTTGACCAGTCCCTCTCCCCTTGGTTTCATCATCAATTGAAACGGATACAATAAATACTCCTTTTGTTGAAGACTCCAATGTGTACTTTGGAAGAGCCTTTTTGTGGATGTGACAAAATCGCATGAGTTGATCTTTGTAGTTGTCATCATCACCTAGATCTGTTGGATACATTTGGATAACTTTTAGAATAAAGTCACGGGTACTTATGAGTCCCAAATCTAGATACATAGCCCCAATTAAAGCCTCCAAAACATCTTCCAAAATCTTGGGATTTTTATTCCATTCATTTCTCGTACCCTTTTCATCCATCTGAATCCATTTATAAAGACCCAATTTATGTGATATGTTAGACAAGTTGGTACCTCTTACGATTTTTGTTCTGGCTTTGGTTAGAAAGCCTTCATCCTCACTTTGACCAAACATATCATATAAATACTTTGTGACGACAAACCCCAGCACGGAATCCCCTACAAACTCAAGGTTATCATATGAATTTTCTACATTTGAAGACTTGTGTGTAAATGCAGTTTGATAGTACTCGAAATTATTAATTTTTGAACCTATTAGTACTTCTATGTCTCTACGTGTGCACATTTGATATTAGTACATTTTACTTTTTAACTGCTGGACGACCACTCTTCTTTGGGGTCTGAGGCACCTCCACCACGGGGGACTTGGACACCTCTGTAGAGTTGGGCTCATCCTTGATGTAATGATCCTTCATGTAACGCTGGATATTTAGGTATGTAATATCTGTACCCTCTGGTGGATTCAGGAGTGCACGGAGCTTATCATCCATATTAATCTTCTGGCCATTCTTGAGATTATTCTCTGCTGCGTATAGATTGATACGCTTTGTAACCTCAGAACGAGAAATCATTTCATCTGGCTGGAGATGGAGAAAGTCCCGTAGATGATCCGAGACTTTTAGTGGACGCTTGAAACTGTTGTTCTCTGTACGTTTCTTTGCCTTCTCCCCCGACGGATCCGCTAGAATCTGGTGAATTTTGCGCATCTCGCGGTGAAGAGATTTGATTGCTGATTCGATGGACTCTAGAGTAGCCATTGTTAAGTATATGAGTAACCTTATCTTTAACACCAGGAACGAATAATATAATTGCTACTATAGCTGCAAATATCGTCATCTTTGACATTTGAGAAAGGACCAAGAGACCGATCAACAATATGTTTTGATCCATCTTTCCTGTAATAAAGGAATATTTTGTATATAGAACAAATGAACTTTGAAGCCCCAGTAAAGCTCACTGACGGTCGCTACTTTGTAAAGATTACCAACGAAGACAAGTCTCGTGTATTCAAGCAGATTAATGGTGCGGAAGTGGCTGCACCTGGATGTTATAAGCTTAACAAGACTGATCTCTCAGAGTATGATGATGCAATCATTGCCAAGGCGACAGAATCGTCTGAACTTTGGTTTGGAAAGGTGGTTCCAGAAGAAACTCTAAAGAACCTATACGAGTCTTCCATCACTGATGAGGTGTTTGAGGCGAGTCTCATGAAGATCAAGGGGAAGACTGTCACTGTTCTCTTTGATAGCAACAAGAAGGAGATTCCATTGGACCAACTTACCACGGGTGTCAAGTGTAATCTCTTTGTCGAACTTTCTGGAATCTGGTTTCTCAAGAAGAATTTTGGACCAATCTGGCGTGTGGCTCAGGCTCGCATCGTGGAGAGTCAAAAGTCCAATGTCACGAAAACATACATGTTCAATGATGATGAAACTCAGGAGGATGAGGAGGATGAGCTGAGTGATTTCGTTTAAAAAATTTCGCGATTCATTATAAATGACTCATATGAACGGACAAATGTTGGCAATCATTGCTCTGGCTGTTGTGGCGTTTTACATATTCTTCATAAAAAAGGGTAAGAGTGGTTTCACCCTGGAGCCAGCTCCCTTTATGTCCGATTCTTCAGCATCAGCACAGAGCGACAGTCGCCCAGTTGATAGCGCATCCGTAATTACACCAGGAAGTCTCCCACCGGCCGCCATGCTGCCAAAGGAGGTTCCAGTAACTGAGGATTTCAGCCAGTTTTCCACAGACACCATTCTGTCTAACCAGAATTATCTGGACCCTCGCAACATGATTGGGTACCCAGAGACTGTGGGTGGCACTTTACGTAACGCCAATTGGCAGATTCGCTCCGAGCCACCCAATCCACGTGACCCAGTGAGCATCTTTAACCTGTCCACCATTGTTCCAGAGCAGATGAGACCAATGTTTGAGATTCAGGACAGTGATTATCAGTAGAGGGGTCAATTCGTAGAATTGCACCAAGCAGACAGTTGCGAGCAACTGGATTTAAAGAAATAAAACTCCAGAACATAAATGGCGGATCTAAAGCAGCGTATTGAAGAGTGGGCTGAGCTCAAAAAGCAAATCTCAGCGGTTCGCAAGGATGTGTCTGTCCTTGTAAAGAGAGAGAAGGAACTCGCTGCATCGATCAAAGAGACGATGAAAGAGGCTGATGTCGAGGATGTCAAGTCTGGTGACAAGAAGGTTCGATTCCGTGAAAAGGAGGGGAAAGGAAGCATCACAAAGGATGTTATAGTTAAAGGTCTCACTTCGTACTTTTCCGGAGACGCTGTTAAAGTTGAGGGTGCTTTGAAAGCTATAAGCGACAGTGCTCCTCCAAAGACAACTTCATCGTTGTCTCTGTTGAAGAACAATGGGCCTAAACAGTGAGTGGTCTGATTTTTACAATGAGGAAGTTTATGAGTTTTCAGATGATGATGAAAAATTTACAGATGTAACATATGAAGAATGGTGTGACATAAACAGCACGCATCTCTTGAATGATTGGTTTACCCTACAGGAGAATGCACAACTTTACTACAAGTTGAATCAGAAGATTACTTTTGCAGATTTTTGCGAATTTATGTATTCTGAACCAAGTTGTGGGGAGGAAACGACTCTACAGAGTCGGTATGAGTTTGAGGAAACGACTCTACAGAGTCGGTATGAGTTTGAGGAAACGACTCTACAGAGTCGGTCGGTGGTGTGGAATCTCTGGGTGACGATTGGATCACCGAAAACTTTTGTTGATTTTTATAAGTTCTATTGTTAAATGAAACTCGATATCCGAAGTCCAAAGGTTTTCACACCAGCTATACTCTTTGCAATTATTGCATCTGGTACTCTGATGTTCTTGCATCTCACAAATTCCCACGTGTTTAACAAGGGTCTTATAATAAACGCGTTGATTTTCACCATCATGTACTATCTGGTGATTCGCTTCTTTACCAACGTCAAGTCTATGACAACCGCTGACATACTTGTTCCTTTGTGCTTGTTTGTATTGTTGATGCCTGGTGTGGTTCTGACTCTGCCTCCAGGATCCAAGGGTTTACTCTTTTCAGGACAGACGAGTACCAGTGCAGTTGCTGTTCACACAATTGTCTACGCTGTTCTTTATGCGTTCATCAGAAGTTCATTCCCCAGTTACTATTAGATGAAGTACCTCATTCTTGGTAGTGGTGGAATGATTGCTTATAAATTTATAGGGGTTTTAAAATATCTCAAAGAGAGTGAAAGTCTCGATGACGTTGAGGAAATATCAGGAGCGTCATCGGGTGCAATATTGGCTGCATTTTTCGTGTTGTTTAAAGGTGACGTTGAAAAAATGCTAAACATCATGCTTGAAATGGATGTCAAGAATTATGCAAAGAAGAATATAAAAAACTTTTTGAAAAAGTATGGTCTCATCGATAGTTTAAACATAAAGAAAATGGTGGATGATTGTGGACTCAAGGATATAACCTTCAGGGAACTCTATGAAATCAATCCAATAAAATTGCACATCCCTACATTCGACATTGAAAATAACCGAACTGTATACCTCTCCGTTGATAATAACCCTGATATGGATGTGAGTACAGCCATCATGTATTCAGTCTCTGTTCCTATATTGTTTACACCGGTTGAAGGGCGTTTTGTTGATGGAAGTACAGCCGAGTGGTCACCAGGTGCTCCATTTTTGGGTAAAAGTGACGTATTTGAGCTGCGTGCGGATATCTTCACAGCCCCTAAACAACACAAGTCACTTGTCGATTATCTCATCATACTGTTCAAGTGCATACTTTCGACAAGAATACGGTATGATGATTTTAAGAGGATTGACTTGAGTGCCGACTTTGACATTTTTGACTTTTCAATGTCTCGTGAAATGCGAATCGATCTGTATAAAAGTGGGTACGCTCAAGTGGTTGGTATGTACTCCCATTGAAGTTCTTTACATATTTCTTTCCATATCAAATCTTGTTTATAAAGTTTCTCTTTTGATTTCAAGAGAGGGAAGCAATGAAGAAAGGAATCTTCCGATAACAACTCGCAAAATTTATAAAGGATGTATGAATAACTGAGAAAGTTTTTTCGATCATCTGGTCTATGTTTGTTGAATGGGGCTTGAATCATGTAAAACATGTGTCTCAATTTATCTTCGAGTTCCTTTGACATTGAAGGAGGCTTTACCCCACTCATATAACTTGCTATAAATGGAACATGGTCATAGTACTTGGTCAAAGAAAGTTTCTTTAAAGTGTCTCTTACGAGTGTATGAGTTATATTCTTCTTTTGAATCTTTCTCTTTTTAAACTCACTTGAAAGAGTTTCGAAAATTTCAGGTGGAACGTTGGTAACCTCCCTGGCTTGAAACTGTGCTATCCACTCATTGAAATGATTCTCCTTCTTGTAAGAGTATTGAGTATTGGGTTCAGAATCCTGCTCCTCTTTGTAACTTCTCTCTCTTCCAGTATCATATGTAGCAAACCCACAATTTGTGCATATGATATCACTCGAATTTTCATCATAGAAAATATTGCTAGAATCACATTTTTCACAGTTTATGTATGAAGAAGGCTTTTCAGTGTCGACAACGGAACAGATTCCACCCTCTTCAACTTGAGCCATGTATTGCTTAAAGATGTCATTCTTGTTTTTTGACTCTTCATAAATCATAACAAATGGAGCTGCCCTTGACATGTAATCGTACAACTCTTTACCTTTGAGTTCTTTGAGTCTCTTGTTATATAAGGCTATCATTATATATGAATATTATAATATCTTTAAATGAAAAAGTTTTTGTTTCACATAATTTTGAAGCTATTAAAGCCCAACTTTTCAATCATCTCCATAAAAAAGTTGAAAAGAGCCAAGGATGGATTTTGGTTGGAACCGGTGAAGGAAATTTCAGAACAGTGTATCGTCGAATACAAGTACAACAGCAACATTCTGAAACATCTCAACCCAATAACGTGGCCTCCAGTTTTCAAAGGGAGATTACCCATAACCAAGGTGATGTATAACGGTGAAGATGTAACGGACACCATCCTAAAGTTTGCAGGCCCTCTAAAATCTGAGTTTAATCCATTTGGGTTGTTTAAAGTTTCAAAAAGACCCAGGCTAAAGTTTGGACCAAATCTAAGAGTTTCGTTATACTGGTGTGATTTTGTAGAGGTTTCAACGATCGATACTGAAAAGTTATTCATTGGTCGCAGCCAAATAAAATTTAATATCCCCCAGGTTTGAAACCGAATATTTGAATATAACCGGTGAATCGTTGTCGTCATTTTGCATAATCTGAACAATTGGACAGAGTACGGTTGATTTTACAAACATTGAAATATACTTGAGACTGAAAAGTCCATTACATTCCGTGTCTATCTTTGGCTGATCCTCAATCTTTGTAATCTGGTTTGCAAAGTCACCTTCGCATGAAAATTCCACACACGTATCAAATCTTTTTATCCTCAAATCTGGTCCAATGGCGAGCATATCCCTTATGAGCTTCTGAAAATCAAAGGAGGGAATGGTGGTTGAATATTTAATGTCAATTTCTGGAACGTCTATAATCTCTTCATTCAAGTCTAAAAGTTTCAGATTGAATGTACTCAGTGATTTTTTATTGTCATTGCTTATCGTTATATTTAGATACTCGGAAGTATTTTCCATGACAATGACGTCATTGTTACCCGTGGATTTTATAAGTTTATATGTATTGGATACATTCATACCAAGAACCACCGGATGTTTACACTCATACTCTTCAAAATTTTCAGCTGGCATGAATACATGAACGAGTGTCACTCGTGCAACATCAAAGGCGGTTAATTTTACACCAGAATTGTCGAAATAAATATTAACATCATTGATAATCTCTTTAAGAACTTCAAAAAGTGACTTGAATGCAGCTGCTTGGATACTCTTCAATCTCATTGATTAGACTACATTGGTTTTCTTTAATTCGTCGTACGCCTCCTTTGTTGACTTTTCAATTTTGCTCTTTATACTTGAATTGATTGGAGGTGCAAGAGCCACCCCGTATGCATCAAGGGGGAATCCATCACCCACCCCATCGAACGGTTCATCAAAGTTTGCGAGTGCACCACATGAGTAATTTCCTTCAAATGTACAAGGTACATTCATCTCTAGCCATCTTATAACCTCCATGCCAACGTGAACCGTACCCTGTGCTGTTATGAGAGTCGGGACTCGTTTCACATCGGGATGATCCTTTGGAAGTCCTAGTGTATTTACATTGTGTACATTTACAAGAGGCATGAGTATCGGATTGCTTTTAATAAATTCAATAGTCTGTCCACAATATTCACAACGGTCACTCACTACAAGAAGTGCAGCCATTTTTGTATTGGGTGATATTAAAAATGAAAGCTCTTGCCGCAGCTCTAATAATTTTTTTTGTGATACTTTTTTTCATGTACACCCAAAAACCTCAGTCTCGGAATAGCGTTGTTCAGGAACAATGGGACCGTTCCGATTTTCAGGCTGTTGACCCAACCATCATCCAAAACACAATTACTCAAATACAGGAAAATGCACCAACATTGTACCCTGTAAATACAGTGTACTTTAACCAAACTGGAAGCGGGTACGAGGGAAGACTGATGTTTATGGATTCCGCCAACTACGCAGGTGTACAATATGACGTTACAGTTGACGAGTCTGGTAAACTGACAACCGCAAACAAGGGTATTCCTGCAGATTATATGAATCCATTCACAGGATTTGTGAATAAATTCAAGTTTGGTAACCTCAACACGAGCGATCCAACTCCTGACATGCAGGCAGTCTGGAACAATTATCTCGTAACTGCTTAAGAATGAAACTAGAGATTGTTTCAGCGGAGGATTTAGAGAGGATGAATTCTGAAAAAAGAGAACTCAAAAAGGAGGTTTTGATTCGTATACTCAATTCACTTTGTAAAAAGATTTCATTCGCATATTCACTCGGTAAAGATGAAATACTTGTTCAGATTCCTGAGATGATTTTTGGGTACCCCACTTATAAACTCTCTTTTGTAACTTTGTACATGAACAGACAACTTCAGAATCTGGGATACTCGACGAGTATAATGGGCACAGGTCTCATTAACATTTCTTGGAAGGTTCATAAGACCAAGGAGATTTTGGTAAAGAAGAAAACCATCCATGTCGAGGAACTGGATTCACTTGCAAATCTCAAAAAGACTGCGAATCAAATCAGGAAAAAATACATTTCCAAATAGTAACAAGATGGATTACATTAATCTTATGACATGTGTTTTAACCAAAGCGATGGTTCCTGTGTTTGTTGATTACATATTCAAAATGTACAACAATCCAATGGATTTTATAGAAGCTGATAAACCGGGGACTCTCCCAAACCCTTCATTGGTGAATTTTCAACATGCTTTAAAGAAGGTGCAGAATTTATCAAGTGCTCAGATTCAAAATTTCATCAACGAGATTGAGAAGAAATGCACATCCTTCACCAAATACAAGGATTCTGTTTACATTGCATACGTAAAGTTGGTTTCGAATGCAATCAAGATGAAATCGGATGGTCGTAAGATTAACATCAAGCCACCAACCAATGAGCTTTTCATACATCAGTGTCTCATACTTTGTGCGCACAACTTTTATGAAAATCCATACGTCATGAAGGAGGCTGATGAAACCAAGAAGGAGAAGGAGGTTCAAGATAGAGTAAAGTTTTGCATCTCAGAAGCTATAGCAGATTCGATTCCATTCTGTGATATAATAAGTGAGTTTATGACCGATTCAGGTGCAACTGATGAGACTGCAATTACCGAGATGATGAACCCAAGTGGCGAACCGGCTCCAGAAGAGACTACCAAAAATGATGTGAATACAGAGTCTCCTATAACAGAGTCTCCTTTTGAAACCGAAAAGAAGCTTATAAAACCAGATGGATCTTCCGAGGATGTTGAACTCTTTTCGGATGCTCCAGAGAAACATCCTGATCAGGAAGAAAAACCTGAGCCTATTGTATAAATGGATAAATTCATGAGAAATCCCCTGAATGCCGCTCTCTTTGCAGCTGCGGTTACCGCCGCTGCAATCTACTTTACACTTCCTCAAACGAATGAAAAGGAGAAGAAACCGGTAAAAAATTCAACGTATACCAAACCAGCACTTTTCGTGGGTGTACTCGTATACTTTATTGTTTACTATGGAAACGCTAAATTTGAAACAATTTCAAAGGAGCCCTTTTAAAGAAGTGCACCTCTTAATCAAAAATGGCCACCACGATCAAAGCGTTCAATGACATGATGGATCAGTTTCTCACCGAACTGAATCTGACGTTTCCGGAGAATAAAGCAGTTATAAAGTTTCAGGCTTCTTTCGAAGTCGTGAGAACCGCCACCCCAAGTAAAGTACTGGATGAGTTTATGAAGGCAATCAAGCCTTATCGAAACAAGATTATGCGCAAGGATCCTGAATTCATCACGGAGGATAGTGGAAATATTCCAGCTCTCGCTGACATTGACATAGCTTCAATGTGGGCACAGGCTTCTGACGGAACCAAGGATGCCATTTGGCAGTATCTCCACACACTCATTCTCTTTGGAACAACCATCAAGGCTTTTCCACCAGAGACTATGAGCATGATTGAGAGCATGGCGGCAAAATGTGCAGAGCAGATGCAATCAGGGGAATCTTCGGAAGGTGACTTTAATATCATGGATCTCATGAAAACTCTTAACAATATAAAAAATTAGTATTATATTAAATGGATGAGCTATTCAAACCGGATAATTTGAAGAAATTTTGGCCAACCAAGAAACAGGAACCAAAAGAAAGGGTCCTAGCCACCATGCGTTTTGTAATTTATTTATCAGTAATTCTCTTCATCATCAAACAGGATAAACGTATAGTAATTCTTGGAATGGGTATACTTTTTGTTCTTTATATGATGTACTCAAATGGTATGGTTAAAAAGTATTCAGAGACATATCGAAGCGCAGGTGAACCAACTGCAACAGCAGACAACTTTATGGATAACACTTTGATGGCAAATTACCCAATGGGACCCAACACAGGAGTCCCGACAAACTCAGACGAGGAGTGGAAAAAGATACATCCATTCCTTGAGGGGTCTCATTGGTCACAGATGAATTTCTTCAAGATGCCAAACAACAACTTGAATGAGTTTACACGCGGTGCTTATGAACCCATGTTCAAACCGACGTGCAGGGATGATAACGAGGTGTGTGACCAAACGACGAGACCAGACTGGATACAATCTCGCGGCCCCGCAAGAACAAATAATGGATTATATTAAATGAACGAACAAGAAATTGCAAATAAAGATCTCCTTGGTCGTGTTGAGATTGAAAGCGACATGAGACCTGTAACCACAACAGGCTATCACAAGGGATGGCAGGCTGAGTCTTTTGACTTTCCTAAGTTGTATGAAGTTTCACCAACCTTCCCCGTCATGTTGTATAACCCAGTGAGTTCATACACACTCGATAGAAATCTACGTTTTGCTCAGAGATATGAAAAGTAAAATCTTTGTTCCTATTAATAGATATGGATCCATGGTCCGTCGCTGCGATTGTAGGATTGGTATTTGCTGGTAATAAACTAAACTCTCAGGAAGATCCTATGGAGACTCGATGGGCAAAACAAACCTCAAAGGTATCCACAAACCCCAGAGATCATGATCTTGATTACATGGATCAAAAGAATCAGACACCTGACATTGGACGCAGAATAGGTGATTTCCGTCTTCAGCCTAAAAACGAGGTGCCAAATCTCCAAGACACTGCACCTAATGTCCAGTTTCCGTTTGGTCAACCAGTGTACAATCTTTATGATCGCGAGAACATCTCCAACAAAATGAATAATCTGAATCCAGGAGGTGAACCGATCCACGTGGGTAGAGGTCTTGGTGTATGCGCCGACGTTCCAGCAACTGGTGGGTTTCAGCAATTTTTTCGAGTCCTGCCAAATAACCCCAATGAGGAGAGACTCATTGGCTTAAAGGGAAACACAGGTGGTCCATCCAATCCAGTGGTTAAGAATGGTGGTACCGTCATCGGAGACCTCACTCATTTTCCAAATAAACTCACAACATTCAGAACAGGAGGCCCGAGTGGGGAGGGACAGGGTGGTGTCATCAGAGGTCCAGAAGGGCGCCCAACCTTCACATATACCCAACGCCCAACGAAACGTTCAGAGACTGGAAATCAAGTGTTTGAGGGTCCAGCACAATATAACGTGTTTCAGCCATATGTTGATACTGGGATTAAAAATTTACCAAGAATTACTGATAATCGTTCAAAGGGGGATCGCGCAGGAAATGGTCAAAAGATGAATGTAAGAGGAGATCCACTCAGTGCAGTTGGTGAGGTTACAAATCTTCGCCGAGACTTACCCGGGGATCATCCAGGTGGACCCGGTCCCCTGTTAGGTACAGTTCAACAATATGTGCAGCCAATTTTCAATGATTTGAACGAACTGAAATCAACTCCAAACCCATACACCAAGACGCTGAATATTGGTCAAGAAGCTTTAAAGAATAATCCATTTAAAATTAATTTAGGTTAATAGTATAAATGACATCACTTCAATCTCGTCCCATGAGTCCAATATCTGTAACCGGTGTTGATTACATAAAATCGTCACCAGCTATGAATTATTCACCGATTCCCAATACACATAGTCCAGCAACCATCTCAACTGTTGTTCCCCAAGGTCAAGGTCCAGCAACCATCTCAAATGTTGTTCCTTCTTCTCTCCCATTTGACGAGTCTAAAGTAGAAGGTTATAATCTCGCTGACCCCAATTCAATTGAGTATTCTTATTTTTTACCCGAAGAATCACCTCAGCTGATAAGTTCCCCTATGGCAACTGCTTCAGCCATGGCTTCTAGTCCCATGTCACCCTCAATGAATAAATCATCGATGATGCCTCCCGCCCCAATTGCCGCAACCTCAATGAATCAATCATCGATGACGCCTCCCAGACCCACAGTTCCAACCTCAATGCCACCCGCCCCAATCGCCTCAACCTCAATGCCTCCCGCCCCAATTGCCACACCCTCAATGAATCAATCATCGATGATGCCTCCCAGACCCGCAGCCCCAATTGCCTCAACCTCAATGCCTCCCGCCCCAATTGCCTCAACCTCAATGCCATCTCCTCCATTTGCTTTACCGACCCAGCTTGGAAATACAGTGAGAAATATTTCAGAAAATTTATTGAATCCGAGTTCGGTGATATGAAATTAAAGTAGTTTCACTTATTAAATAAGATGTCGGGAGGAATCACACAGCTTGTAGCAGTAGGTGTTCAGGATGCTTATCTATCAGGAACCCCAGAAATATCCTTCTTCAGATCTTCATACAAGAGATATACCCATTATGCTCAGAGTGTGGAACGTCAACTCATCCAGGGAACACCCACTCAGAATGGTGTCTCTCTCCTCCGTTTCGAGAAGAAGGGTGATCTTCTGACCGACGTCTATCTGACTGCCAATGACCCAAATAACACCGCAAATGTCAACGTCAACTGGAACCAGATTATCTCCAAGATGGAGCTCATGATTGGTGGACAGATTATCGATACCCAGGATATGTCTTACATGTCCAATGTGGATCCAATTGTTAATTCAAAATCCTATAGCCAGCGTTACGTGGCTGCAAATGTAAACTCCAGTGTTTTCCTCCCACTCAAGTTTTTCTTTTGCCGAAACTGGCAAGATGCTCTGCCTCTCGTGGCTCTTCAGTACCATGATGTAGAGATTCGCATTACATGGGCAAATCCAAATTCTTGGGATCAGTACATTGCATGGGCTCGTTTCATCTACCTGGATAACGATGAACGCGAGTGGTTTGCAAAGAATAAGCACGATCTGCTCATCACCCAGGTGACCAGAGTGCCCGTGGCTCCAGTCCAGAACTTTGAGTTTGCCCTGGCTCAACCAATCAAGTACATTGCTTTCGAATCCAACAACTACAACGTCGTTTACAATTCGTACGCAACCAGTAACACTGTAGGTCTCCCATTTACCAATTCTGTGGATGGAATAGCAGTTGGTATGATTGCCAATATTCCTGGATACATCAGTAATGCATACATTACATCCCCGTATTCATCTAGCGATACTGTACAGATTGGATATTCTACACAACTGGTACCATCCCCAATCCCAGTTGGTACAATCGTAAACTTTTCAAACCCAACATTCACCGCCACATGCACGTGGTCAGGCGCTGGACCAGTGGTTGCAGCTCTGACTGCAGTGACTCCTTCCTCAGTGACTCTTGCTCAGCTCAATTCAGCATTCCCGCTATCAACTTCCTCAACCGCAGCAGGTGTTTCTGTTCCAGTATGGACAGCAATGGTGTATGGAACCGCTTCAGGTATCACATCCCTTCTCGGTCAAGGTATAGTATACAACTACAGTGCAGGTGCGGGAACCTTCAATGTATCATTTAATGGCGGCACGGCAACTGGCACCGGGGTGGCGGTCACAGTGACTCTGAATCCACCCAACGGGTATGTAGGTTCAATCCAAAATTCTCAGTTTACAACCGGATCCGCATCAACCACTGCAACTTTGACTTTGAACAGCAACGTTATTATGAATTCGGCAATGGTTGGATTCAGTATCCTGATACCATATGGAGCCGGAACATCAAACACCGGTCTTTTAAATGCAACCATAACATCGGTTGAGGTGTATGGCCCAGCTTCAAATGTGGTGACTGCAGGCACAACCTTTGTGGGTATATCTTTCCCAAGCACCACTATAACAACTGCACCAACCGGGTCGACAACAGCAACCGCGGCGACATATATATCTTTCTTCAACCCCAATATGTCCACCACTGCAGCAGTGAATGTGGTTCCATTTAGCAGTGGGTCAGCGGCGGCGGCAAACATGCAGTTCAAGATGCAAATAAATGGTAACGATATCGGGGAATCAAGATCGTTACCACATTGGGTGGATGTGAACCAGTACTACTTAACCCCATATGGGTATTACAGTCTGACTGCAGGTACTGGACTCAGTGGAGTGGTTCCAGTTTGTATAATTCCATTCTGTCTGGATACAGCCAAGGTGCAGCCAACTGGCGCCCTCAACTTCAGTCGCCTTGATACTTTCCGTCTGATTTGTCCATCCGGAACCAACTGGCAGGCTCTCACCAAACTCGGAGCCGGTTCTTATTTCTACGCCGTCAATTACAACATTCTGAGAATCCAGAATGGTATGGGGGCTGTCATGTACTCTTCTTAAAGAATAAACTTTCCAAATACAAAATGCCCGGTGGTGAAACATTTTTTGATGATCAGGGACTCTACATAGGAGGTGGTCTCATTCCACAGGCACCTGAAGTCATTGCAACATCTGCAACACTTGGAACCTCAACCTCCTGATCAGTCTTTCTCTGGACGGGTAAGAATTTCGAACCTTGATTCATGAAAAATACAAAGAACAAGATGATGATGCCGACAATTATTATAATATTCTTATTCATCATTTATTGTATCACAACAAATAAATTGTCCCCAATTTATTTGTTGTCCCATGATAGGGCGATGTCGAGTAGACATAAAGCGATTGCCATACCCATGCATATTATAAACGATGAACCTCATTTCTTGATTGTCCATGATAGGAGATTTAAAGAGTGGACCTTTGTCACGGGTGGGTGTCGAAAAAGAGAAATTTACAACCCTTTGAGATGTGCCCTACGAGAGCTCGAGGAGGAGACTCGAGGAGTTGTAAACATAAAGGCTGGTGCATATTCGTATTACAAGTTTGATATTCAAGATGAGGAGGATTCTGAAATGACCAACGTGTATCACGTCTACATTTTGGATTTTCCCATGTCTCTGAGAGATCAGGAGAAGATTATAACACGATTCAACATGAACAAGGAAATGATGACATCAAACAAGATTCGTTTCAAGAAGCAATACGATGAGAATGACTTTATAAACTTTGATACAATGAACAGTATTCAGAACAGAAGCGACATTTGGAACATGATTAAAATTTACGTGATTCGTAATATAAAATTCAAGGATGCCATATACTCGAAGCGCACCACATTCAATTTAAAAAAATGAACGTCTTCAATAGTAATGGGAACGACCCATATGATATTAACCGGTGGTACGTTGAACATACAAGATTATGATAGTTTTTATGATTACTATTTGAAAAGTACTCAAAAACTCTTTTTGGTTGAAAAGATTGAAAGAGTTTTTAAATTGTTTTTTGATATCGATTACATAGGCCCTGAGTTGGATTTTATAAAACTTTTTATGGAAATTTGTAAAATTGTGAATGCTGGGAAATGTCATGTTGCAAGAGCTGATCCCAGAGTTACTGAAAAGGGTCTCAAGTATGGGTTTCACTTGATTTGGCCTCAATGTGATGTGACAAAACCCAAGGCTGCACAGATACGACAAAGAGTCCTCAATGAATTTGGTTCTGAGTGGTCAAGTATAATCGATGGAATTGGATCGGGTCTCAGAATGCTTTGGTCATACAAGGTGGGTGACGGGAGTACGTGTTATGTTCCATATGGAACAATTACCGAAAAATATGAGTTTAACGAGTTTGAAAACAGGGAACCATCTGTTGAATTTCTAAAGATGTTTTCGATAAAAAGCAAAGAAACTGTAAAAAGTGTAGAACCATTCTATTCCACGGACAATTCATCCTTGGAGAATTTCATTCGCATCAACATGAGAGGTCAAGAAAATTTGAAGATAACCGGCTGTAAACCATCCAGAAATAACGTGGATGTATGTATATTCACAAACTCCAGATATTGTGCCAACATTAGGAGAGACCACAAATCGAATCATGTTTACTTTATAATCAAGGGATCTCACATATTTCAAAGGTGTACAGATTGCGATTGTTCAAAATATAAAGGCAGAATGTATTTTTTACCTAAAACAATTAAAGAATTATATAGTCTATATCTCAAATGCTAACAACACGTTCTGGTCGTGTGGTGAAGAAACCCGAACGATTCTCTCCTTCTGAGAATCCTGTTGATGATTATAAAGATGATGAATACGATTCTGAAGATCCGAATGGTGAAGCTTCAGAATCGGAGAGTGACGAGGATGATGTCGAGGACACTGAGGATGATTACGAGAGTAGTTTTATAGACGATGAAGAAGAGGAGGAGTCTTCAGAGGAGTGATTTATCTGGAATTGGATACATTTCGTACTTGCTTGCAGTCAACTGGGTAGCATCGGTTACATCATATGCTCTTTCTATAGGCAAATTGATCTTTCTATCTTCTTCAATCTCCTCTTGAAGAAATCCAGCCCATGCATTTGCTCGTTGGGTACCACCCTTTATATCATTATATAGATCACTTGCTTTGTATGTCATCTTTCTTACTTATCAGGTGCAGATTTTATTATTACACCGGTATAATCGTACCCACCTTCACAATCTAGTGTTACGCAGGTGGATGTGCAATTACAATTGGAGCACGGCATTTAAGATTTGGAAATATAATTTTTACATAACTTCACCGCCATATTTTCCAAATTGTTCTTTAAGTTTGAGTGCCCTGAAATTATTTGCAAGACGATTCATCTTTGATGGAGTTCCACCATGAAGTCTATAATAATTGGCAAACTGTGGTGCGTTCGTGATGTTGAAAATCAAACGGGCTCTGGAATTTATCATGTTGTTCTTCTTTTCAGTCTCTTCTTGAAACTGTCTTTCTATTTCATTTGCAAAGCTTCCGAGGCTTGAGCTCATGGGACTCTTTTTCCCAAGAAGAAGGTTTGTGAGATTTTTCTTGGTAGCCTTTGAACCGTGTCCCAGACCCAATTTGCTTGCAAACCCAATCAAATTTGATCTGGTAAATGAGCTAATCTTTTTCACTTTACCACCTCTTCGTATCTGTTCTGTGTTTTTGAGAATGCTAAAGTTGGATTGTTTGGTATGAGGTTTGGGGGGAGACACTCTCATGTTTTGACCATACAACCGTGCACACATCTTTGGTTTTGTGAGACCCGAGTAAGCAATTCCCCGTGTCCTCATAATCTCTCTCAGTTCCTTGACTGTATACCTCATACAATCCTTCCCATCGAGTATAACCTTTGATTGATTCTTGAGAACCGCTTTTGGGCCCACATTTACTTTTGGTGGACTCGGTGACTTGTTAATCTCAAATATCATTCGAACCTTATTCGGAATTCTGACACCAGCCTCTTTGTATGATTTCAGGACAGTCTTTTTTGCCGCCTTTACCCCCTTTGGAATCTTGTAAAATTTAGGGAGACCGCCAGGTCCTGGTTTTATATAGTACCCTGGTTTGATTGCATTCCAATTTAAAAGATTTTTGGCATTCTTTTTTGGTGGCGAATAATCCTTTTCATACTTGGTTTCTTTAATAACCGGTGAATTGGGTTTGGGTACCCCCATCTTAGCAATCATCATATTTGCTATGTTCATCATGGTTGCACCTTCTGGAATCACATTCTTTGGAGGTTGCTGTACACCAGGTGAAAGACCAAGGGCGCGTCTGGTTGCAGCGGGTATCGGAACTCCTGCATTTGCATACGCCTTTCTCAATTTGGAAATGACGAGTCTGGGATTTGCGGGTAACTTGTATCTTCTTGGTTTTCGATTTGGACCTGGTTTCACGTAGTACCCTTCGGTATTGTTTTCCCAATTCACAACCGGGTATCTTTCATTTCTCATGTGTTCTCTCTTTCCTTTGAGATTCTTTCTTGCAGGAAGTTGATGTTCTATGCTCCCTCCTATGAAAAATTTAGAAACCACCTCACGGACCCTTGATTTTATATCAGTCATATCCTTCCCAGACGCAATGATGACACCGTTTGTAAAAATCTTTAAACTCACCAAGGGATTGTACAATTTTAAACTCAATGCTGGAAATTTTTCAGGAATGTACGTTGCATCACTTTTATACGCCATTTCTATTCCAACCAAATTTATTTTTCGATGAAATTGCCACGTCATTGTTGTGTTTGTAATTTCATAATCCACCCCACGAAGATTCATCAGGGACCCAACCACTTTTGCAATCTCTTCATACTTTCTCTTGCCTGAAATAATGACGGTGGTTCCAGTCTTTGTTTCGTACACAACTGCTTGAGACCCATTTTTAAACTTGATTCTGATACGCTTCAATTTGACGCTTTGATTTCCGGTAACCTCTTTGTGATTTGCTTGAACTACAGGGTACCCTTTAACTGCTCCAGTGTATCCCACAAGTGTATCAATCACAGGATTGGTTACAATTTTCATAAAGTCATTGAGATCCAGATGTACAGATGAGACCCCCTTTGCTGTCTGCAGAGTCAACTCGGGACTTGACATTATTAATTTCTTGCAACATTATAAATGATGATGAACTCTGATGATTCCAAAAAACCAATCGACAAGCTCCGCGTGGGCGCATTCATAATAGCCGTGTGTGCATTTGCCTTTCAAGTGCTGGTTCTCTTCCCGTGGCACCTTGAAATTTCCAATCAGATGAAAGCACTTGCAAGCGCATGCAGACGTTGAAAATAAATATTTACAAATCTTATAATGTTCAACCTCGCTTGTCTGTGTTGCACGGAAATTCTAGGAAATTGTAACATCAAATCGTTTGCTGAAAATCAAAAGACGAAACACCTGCTCATAGGAATTTTCGCATACATTGCGATGATTTACTTTCTCATACGGATATTCAAATCTAACAAGAGCATGTTACATGTGAATGTCATGTGGCAAATGTCGGTTGTGATTTTGGGAACCCTGATTGCTTATTTTTTCATGGGTGATCGCTTCAAACATCCTATGCAAATGCTCGGAATACTCTTTGCAATTCTTTCAGTGTACTTTATAAATTACTCATAGTTGTTATTGTGACTCGTATTTCTATATCTTCTGAAACGTGATTTGAAACGCTCGACGTTCCCCTGTGAGCTTCGGTTCAAATGTTTCACACGTCTTGCGTACCGGTTCGCCTTTTCTAAAAGGTCTTCGAGTCTTCTCTGTTTTTCTTTGATTGCTTTTTGTATCATTTTAATTCTTGGTTCCAAAAGTTCAAGCTGATGCTTATCACCATCTATAGACTTTACAAATTGACGAGCCTTTGCGAGTAAACCATCCACAATTCTCTCCGTCTGAATCACACGTGGGTCGGGAGCTCGTCTTCGACCACCATTATTATTAAAAGAGTTCATTTATAATACTTAAAGAAATAAAACGAGTATATATTGGTCCCATAGCGTAATTGGATAACGCGTCAGCCTTCTAGAAAGTCAGGAAGCCAGCTGAAGATTCCGGGTTCGAGCCCCGGTGGGATCAACAGTCCAAAAACTACGTGTTTGTCATCTCATCCTCTCCAACATGTGCAAAAGTCTAACTTGAGCCTTTGCTTTTGCAAGTGTTGTGTGACGCGCTTTAACAGCTCCAGACTTTTTTTTCACAGTGTAGTATCCATTTTTGAGTTTTGTGATTACGTACGGCATTTTAAGATTTGGAAATATTAAAAAGAAATGGATATACAGAAATGCGATCTTCACTTATATGGAAAATATAATGAAAAAGAAAATGAACTTGAATTTTCTGAGGAGAATTTTGATATCATCACAAAGTGTTGTAATTTTTTTGTGTGGAAGATTAGAAAATACGGTGATTTATACACTGCAAAGACCTTATTCTTTCAGTGGGATGCAGTAAATGAAACTCTCCCATAAAGTAATCTTATTTTGAGGTCTCGTAACCTGTTGTGAAAACTCTGTGATGGAGGTGGTTCCCATTGACTTGTTGCATTTTGAACAAATTGGTAAAAGATTTGAAATATCTGTAGTACCACCATTTGCATGTGCAATATTATGTCCGCATTCAAAGTTGAATACATCGATCATAGTATTACACCAAGTGACTGCACATTTTGAATCAAATCTTCTCCCATTTTTAAGAATCCATACATTTTCGCGTAGAGATGCTGTAACTTTTCTACGAGCTCCCATTTTTATATTTCAATAACAAATCTTTATTTATAAAACGCCAAATAATAGTTTTGGTCCATATTTGGTGATGCATTGGATATCGACTCATCGTCACACATGTGCCAATTGCCGACTTCGTTTCCCCGAACAAAGGCTATATAATGTCCGTGACACCACGGTATCAATGCAAATAATTGTTTACCAAACATCGTCTCTGAAACTTTATTCTTCAGGTCACTCACTACCAGAATTTTAGGAACAGTTGTTAGGTGGGTCTCTTGAATCGCCACTTTATGATTTTTTCCCGTATCATCCTTATAATCACTCAAAATAAGCTGATCGTTATTCAAGAAAATAGAGCACGGATACTCTGTGACTGAAGTTCCGTCTGGATACGTGATGGTCTGTGTAACTTTACCCATGAAATCTTTCAAGTTTAGAACATCCACCAAAAGCAAGAGAGCCTCTTGACAATCGTTTGGTAAACCTTGCCACGATGGAAATTTTTTAAGAAATTCAGACAGAAAAAGTCTAGGGTCTGAGTTTTCCTTTTTCATAAAGTTTAAAAACTCTTTTTGAAGTGGGGTGTCCGTCTCAATATTTGAAAAATCACTTGAGGCTTTTAAACATTGCATGAGAGCATTGAACCAACACGTTGCTCCATAATTTTGGAGACCCCTTGGGGTCAACTCATTCGAGTCCAACTCATTCGAGTCCAACTCATTCGAGTTGTTCATTTACTAGAATAAAGAATTTATTGTCTAACTAAACAATGGATGATGTTCTTCGTTTCATAAGGCAGCACAAGAATAAAAATTATGTGGAGATTGAATTTCGTCTTGGGAGAAAGGGGACTTTGTCCTTTGATACCAATGTTGGTTTCGATGCACATCAAAAAGCTCTCAAGGCTCTTAGAGGATACCAAGGATGGGAAAGCGTCATAGAAAAGAATGAACAGATTTATTACGGGGCTCGAAAGGGTCTCCGCATAATATATGATGAGGTTACCGATATTCAAACGTGTGTGACGAAGCATCAGGCGGGTGTTTTGGATAAAAACATAGAAAACTCACCCTTTGACGTGAGAATCGCGGCGAGTATTGAAATTCCAAGTACATATGACAATGAGAAGGATCATTTTCCAACTGTCAAAAATAGGAGGAGAATTTCATTCGTGAGGAAGGGTCTATCAATTGACGTCTCTGAGATTACGACGAATGGTCAACAAGAGGATCGGGATGAGGAATCAAAGACTCAATTCCAAATTGAATTTGAGATTCTGGATCTAAAGGACCTGGATGACAATAGGGCTAGTAACCATTACCAAAAGGTGTTTGATTTGCTAAAATGCTTCTCTCCAGAACGGGATTGAACCGTCGACATTCAGGTTAACAGCCTGACGCTCTAACCAACTGAGCTACTGGAGAAATTATTATGCGATTTTATTCTTTAACTATATAAATGAGAGTTCATCTCTTCGTGTTATTTTTTGTATTTTTGATTTTAACGATAGTTTCAAGAAAAAAGAGCACATTTTCGACAAGCCCAAGCCCAGTAGGACCTCCAATAAATCCAAATTTGAATATTCTACATATGCCATTTTCACCGTCTGCATACACTCTAGAAGTTACAACATATGAAGGTCCACATCCAGGATCTCCGATTATAAATACATATCATAATGCTTCACCATGCCCAATTACATCACCTGGAGAATCCCCAACCGTAAAATGTCCTCTCTACCCACCACCTTTGAATTGCGTACCGAGTGCATTGCGGCCTAATACTGTACAAACATCACCAGGACCTTCACCATCAAATGTACCAACACCTACACGTTCACCAAATTCAAGTACTTCACCAGCACTAAATGCCGCACCGACTCCAGCGAATGCTGTACCTGCATGTCCAGCTGGGTATGAACATCCAAATGCACAACAATATACAACACCTGGACAGGTAGTATCTGTTCCACAAGATAGCATACTTCGTCAAATCATGCCTTTGACTACTTCTGATGATAAGTTTATAATAACTTCTTATCAAGCTGGTTTTCGAATTGATTCATGGATACCCAATCCTTCTGCTTCTTTAAGTCAGAGTGGTTTACTTTCACCTAATCATATTATTATGGTGTCTGCTGTCTATGATTTAGTTACAGAGGATGATGATAAACTAACTTTTACTTATAAAATAAATACCGATTACACAAAAAATGTGGATACATCCGGTAATTTACCAGTGTCATCGATCGGAACTTCAGGTTCTGGTTCTTTTACAAAATGGATAAACCCCCCAGACCAGACATTTGGATGTAATAATCCGATTTTTACTAGGTTATATATAGCCAATGTATCTTTTGATAAAAAAAATACTTTTAAGATTCCATTGGATTGTGATTACGTAATTGCAGATGGATCTACAAGTCCTGCGAATCTTGTTATTTATGCAGGACTATCTGGTGCTGATGATGGTAGTATGTGTGACAGGTGGTTTTATATTCCGGGTGGAAATGGTGCTAAGCAATATATGGATGATCTGGCAGTGTACGTATTAGGTAATGATCGTTATTTTAAATCTATTATATTTGATGGACAAACATTATTTGATTCAAGTAGTATAACTCTTTGTGAGGGTCTCAATGGAACTGGACCGACTCAACTTACGTTTAATCTGACAAGTAGTACAAGATATACAGGAATTATGACTCCTATCCAAAATACAATCACTATGGGTATAGGGTCCATAGTATTCAATACAAAATTTGTACCTCCATCAACATCTCCACAAACTGCGGCTGCCCCTTTACCGGCTATAAAAAGTAAATTATTACACGATGGATTATTCAATAATTTACCATTTTTTTATTACGATCAACCTAATGATAATATGATTGTTCTAAGAAAGGGTAAGTGGGCTGGTGATACTATACAAATCGACGATACTAAAAATAATACACACTCTGTTTATAACATTATAATAGATGGAGTCTCGAATGTATTTCATTATTCTATAAATACAAATTTAACAAAAGCTTTGAATAATGGAAATATAGTAAGTTATATACCATTTGGAAATCCTTCAATATTTTATGATAAATTTGATTTGGATACTACGTCATTGGGGGCTTACAGTAATTTTACTGTTAGTTTTTATTATCCTGCAACAAGTGCAGTTGGTGGTGGGTGGACTATAGGTTTGAATGATGTAAAAACTTTTAGGTCACCAAAACCCCCACCTTCGATTCCAGGTCAAACCCCATCTTTATTTATACCACCACTTCCGTGGAATGCAGACCAACATACATTTGCTAAAAATGTTTTACAATATTCGTGTGCTAGCGTGGATATGACTACTTTAAATACTCTCAATGATCAGAATATTTCAACGTGGCTTAATAGTAATACAGATAATATACAGTTATGTACAAATTTATTACACGGAACATCATACCCAGATTTTTATCAAAGACAGCAAATGAATCAACCTATGGATCCACCATATTGTACATCTGTATTTACACTAAGTACAGGTGAATGTGCTATAGGATCTTATTGTAACGTGGATAATGATTGTACATCTAATTTCTGTAATCAAAATGTTCAAATTAATATTAATACCGGTGGATCAGCAACTACAGGTAGATGCGCTTTATTAAACACATTATGTGCAGCATCTCCAACATATAATTGGGGTGATGGAACTGCTGATAATCAGCTTTATTTATATAAAGGTATGACAATTGGATACAACGGACAGAAATATATATACAATAGTACAAATTTTAATGATGTGTATGATCTTCAAAACACATATTCAAATCCAACAGTTGAAGGTGCTCCTTTTATTTCATGTAATAATTTACCAAATGGAACCGGTGGATTGGGACAACAAAGAAACGCAGATGGTAGTTGCAATACAGGTTTTGTTTATGATATGGTTACAGACAATTGTCAAACTTCTGATGTAGCAATTGCAGATAATAGTAGAGTTGGTGGATAATAATATGTCATTATTACAAATGAGTGCAGCAGTATATGTATTTGTTGCATTTGCTGTTACAGTTGTTCTAGTATATTTGTATTATTGTAAAATACCTTGGTTGCAAGATCAGTTCAATTCATGTTCCACAGGGTCTCCCGGTTCAACTGGGGCATCAACTGGAGCATCAACTGGGGCATCAACTGGGGCATCAACTGGAGGGGCATCAACTGGAACTGGAACTGGAACTGGAACTGGAACTGGAACTGGAACTGGAACTGGAACTGGAACTGGAACTGGAACTGGAACTGGAACTGGAACTGGAACTGTAGCCAGTCCTTCACCTTCACTTGATCCTACTCCTTTAATGAATATACTTGGTACAGGCAAAACAGCTGGTATTTATACTATTTATTATTTGACATCATCTATAAATTTATCAGCACATACTTTGTTAATTGTCTTACATATTCAAAATCAAGTTGATCAACCAGTTTTTACAATAACTATAACATCATCAAATACATTCAATTTTACAACTATTGACAATGTATTATCCTTTCCATGCGGACAAACTGGTACTGGAACATATAATACTACTACTAACCAAATTACTTTTACTAACGGGAATACACTTACATTTTCTTAAAACTTCATGGGTTCCATCCCTTTGGCTTGTAAAGTTATGAATATAAAGATGGCCAAGATGGATGTCAATGTCAACTCGATTCTGATTCGAGTGTGTTCAATTTCGTATTTATTTGTGTTGTACGTGCCAACAAAACGTATACCTCTATCAACTATGAGAAAGATGAGAGCGCTCAAAATAATGTGAAAAATTGTCTTGTTCTTCATTTATACCTCCGGAGATAATATTTTCACATCGGGTTTTGGGCTGAAAATGCACGCCTCCACATCAGGTGTCATCTCTTTTCTTTCATCTCTTCTAAACTTGGCAAACGTCCCATGTTCGTCACACAGCGTCTTGATGCCACCTTTAACCATGTAATTATATGGACCATCTGAAGCGCTCTTTATCTTTACAGAATCGGGTCCGAGATCGTGGTATACTTTTCGAGCGCACAGATACACCACGAGGTAATTTATGTTGTACGCAATAGCATCTTGATTCGTTCCAGACTTTTTGATGTAATCATCGACCGACTCATATTGATCGATTCCCCTAAACTCCTCGTTCCATTTGGTCACGTATTGATTTGAAGGAACCGCTGCGATGAACCAAGACTCTATGGTTGGATCCACTGAAAGTTCTTTTATAGAAAACACAATTGCATCCGAGTTTTCATTCTGAACCCAATCGAAAGAGTTGAAGCACACAACTGACGCATCCAACCATATTCCACCAAACTTTGAAACGACAGAGAGTCTCACCAGGTCCGATAACCTTTGAGGGCTATCATTGAATTTCCAATTGATCATCTTGTTCGCCTCCTCCTCCCCAACATAGTTTTTGAGGGTACTCGTCGTCATGAAATTTATCGCATAATCGGGGTTGTATTTTTTCCACGTGTCTACACACTTTTGTATAAACTCTGGAATTTCATCCTTGTCCCAGAATGACCAGATGATCTTTGGTATCCTTGGTTGCTCGAATGTGCTCCTTGAATTTGATTGAAGATACAAGAAGAAGAGAACCACGATAAGTGCAAATGCAAATATGAGTTTCATTTATATATATAAACAATAAATTATTTGTGTATATAAATGTACCAAACCCTGATTAAAAAAAACTTTCCACATGTGGTGATTGTCACCGACTTGAATGGGTCGACAGAGGATCTCGACCCGGTGACAGAATTTTCAGATTCGGATATACAAGATGTGATTCTTGGTATTAAAGAACTTCATAGTGCTGATATAAGCGTTTTGGATATAAAGGTGGGACGTGGAGCAGAGGGTCAAGTGAAGATTCGAGATCCGAGCACCTTTGGTTTCGGGGACACGAAACCAATCCATACGAGGTATAATTTACCCGAAACATCCATAGTAAAATTTAAAAGTGACTTGTGGTGTCTCGGATGTTTGATTTACGGAAAGAACATCCCAAAGCGTTTTCTGAAATCACAGGAACTCTTGGATAATTTCATGAAGAATTCAAAATATTTTGAGATTTTAAAAAATCTTCTAGTGATTGATCCTTCAAAGAGAAATCTGGATTTTATAAAAGATTCCTCACATAACGGGTGCATCATACATTGATAGAATATCCTTGATTACAGGATTTCTCTTTACATCTGACAATTGAACGTGTTGAATATCATCGGTTTGCTTTAACCGTCTCAGCAAATCAGTGAGGCCTTTATAATTTCCATCCGTCTGATCCGGATCACCCGTGATGATGAGTTTGGATCCAAACCCGATCCGTGTCAACAACATGAGCATTTGTGACTCTGTGGAGTTTTGCATCTCATCGGCGATGATCCATGATTTTTCAAATGTGAGTCCCCTCATGTATGCCAAAGGACAAATTTCATATGGAGTTTTTTTACCTAAATATTGAAGAGATGGTTTGATCCACGGTCCCATCTTTTCATCGATAGACCCTGGGATGAACCCGTGCTCCTCTTCGCTCGTCACTGCTGGACGGGTCAAAATAACCTTGCTATAAACTCCACTCGCCACCATCCTCTGTCCAATTTTACAAGCCTGCATCGTCTTTCCGGTTCCAGATGGCCCGGTTGCAATCACGATACTCGGACGAATGGCATCCAACAGAGAAATGTATCTCTGCATTTAAGGAAAAGCGTCTCTTTTTTTTAAATGTCCGTCCAACTTCAAGAAGTTGTCCTCTATGACGGAGTTGGTTCTGATCCAAGTCATGTACACACTAAAGATAGATTTCTTGAAATTATGAAGAGTGAGTTTACACACGCAGACTGGAAAAACATGGTTCCGATTCTCAAGGCGATCAAGTGTGATTTTGAGGATTGGATTCTTCCAGATGATTTTATATTTTTTAGGTTTGAGGATTGGTTGAGATACTCCGGTGCGACAGTTAAAGAAGAGGGGCTTTGAAAGAGTACAAAGCAAACGCTTTGTGCAAGCACCTGTGGCCTAGTTGGTTAAGGCGTTGGTCTTATGTACCGGAAATCGTGGGTTCGAGCCCCACCAGGTGCACCCAACTTCTTTGAAGATCCAACTTCTTTGAAGTTGTTTCAAACCGGTTTGTCCGAGCTTGGTCTAAGGAGGGGGACTTAAGATCCTCTGTGTTTTACACGCGTGGGTTCGAATCCCACAGCCGGTACCTTTTTAAGATGTTTACATATATAAATATGGGTGTTGAAATATTTATATATGTATTCTTTGCAGTTGGTTTAGCTGTTTTGGCGTATTATTCTTATGTGAATCGATGCAAATGGTTCAAGTGGGACTGTCCAAGTCCGTCCCCTTCACCAAGCACACTCTTGCAGAGTGGTCCGTCCCCTTCACCAAGTCCAAGTACGTATACTTACCCTCCGGGTAAAATATTGAGTCGTTCTAATAATTCTGGTATTGTCTTACCATATGATCAAAAAGTACAGGTTCTAACACCAACGACTTTAGTAAGCAACAATGCTCTTTATTCATTTGTTGATGATAATAAAGGAAATTTAACGTCTGTTAAATATACTGGAGGAGGAATTGATTTGATTACACCTAAAAATTTTGATTCTGTAACCTATTCACCAACTACTGGTGGTGTGATGAACGCAACGAGTATTAGTTTTAATTATGCTGGTGGCGACCCTCCAATTATTTTTTCGTGAGGTATTATAAATGGCGTCCCCCCTTTCAAATACGGTTGCAAAAAGCATAATCAAGGCTAAAAAGTGGAGAACAACCAAACTTAAGTTGCTCGGAGCCGGTGCAAATGGCCGCGTTTATAACGTTGGGACCAAGGCTCTGAAGATTATGAAGGGAACCAGTTCCAAAGAGTATCTCGCCATGATGAGGCTTAAAGGAACCAAGTTTATCCCCAAGGTGAAAAAGGGGTCTTTTTACGTCAACACCAAAAAGGGAGTCAGTGCGTTTCTGATGAACAAGCTTCCGGACACTGCGATAACCCTTAAAAAGTTTCACGATTTATATGGTAAAAATGCGGATCCAACCGAACCTTCCAAAAGAGCCTATGTCATCCAGGCGATGCATATCAGGGGAATCAGTCACGGTGATCTCCATACAGGAAACATCATGGTGACTCATACCGGTCCAAAGATTAACAGAATGTGGGTCATTGATTTTGGGAGATCCATCCGAATACCAAAGGGGTACACTGAGAATAACGTGTACCGAGTCCTCAAGAAGGTTACAGGGTACAATAAATCTTATGGAAAATTATACGGGAATGAGAATGCACCGAGTCGCCCCAATACACAGTTGAACCCAAATGTGGTGATTGGTAAAAAGAAGAGCAGGAGACTGGTTGTAAAAAAAGTACTGGGTCTCAGTCCAGCGAACAAGAATGTGTACTATAAATCAGCCGCGTACACCGCCATTTAATTTTATATCTTAATAATAAATGCCCCTCATTACGAATATCGGGTCGTATTGTAGTCAGATCAAACCCCAAAATGATGTTCCAGCCACTACTCTTACACCTGTATATTGCATAACACAAGATGGAACTAAAATTCTAGGTCCTGCAGACGCAGGTACATCAGTTTTAGCCAACCCAACTATTTTACCAGTTGTTTATGCACTGGATGCATCTGCACCTTCTTCAGCTACACCAGACACGGCGAGCGGTATCACACCACCTTTGGCAGTTACTCTCCCACATCACGTGGCAATCAACTCAACAAATAATTTTAAAATTTCTTTAGCTACAGCTAAGCCAATTCAGCCTGGAGATGCTGGCTCTGCTTTATATGATACCAATAGTGCGAATAAACGATATCTACAATTTACAACTTCTCCCAGTGAGGGAGGTGATCCCGCATATGGTCAGATTCCAGCTGGTTCTGGTTCATATGTTGGAAATGGAGCCATTGTTGATCTGATAGCTTCCAGCAGCACTGCTGGAAGTATAGTACGATTAAATTTAAATGGTACTGGGGCACTTGCACGTACTCCAAAAGATCTTCAATATTTCACATCAAATTCCGCTATAAATGGAGGTGCCTTATCAATTTATAATGCAGCAAGTACAACGGCAGCGGCAGCCGGACAAACATATGTTTTCAAATCTTTAAATACTATAAGTGATGTAAATATCAGATATAAGGTGTTTGATACTCAACATAGAGGATTTTTCCAGTTGGTAAATAAAGACCCTACGACCAGTTTATACACGTGGTTGTGTTACAATCCCAATTCACAGGCAAGTACTTTAAATTCTATATCATCAACTGCATCCACAACTACTGGTATTTATACTACAACCGATCTGAATGATTGTGTCGACGGATTGGGGGGTGCTAACGACTCGTATTGGGCATATGCAGTTGATGCCAATGGTAAATTGATTGTGTATGCAGATGTTTCCGATACCACTGGAAGACAATATCTTTTAACCAATAAATCATTCCCCGGTCAAACTTCGTCAGCATCCACTGCAACCGCTCCAAATGGTACACCTGGTGCATTTCCATTTTTAGGTACGTATAGACCGGTTGCGTTCACCGCACTCGATACATCACAGACGATTTCTAAGATGACTATTGAATCCATAAAACTTGATTCAGCGCAAATCACTTTAAGTAATGTTAAAGTAGTAGAAAATAGTTATGGGAAATCTGACTATAGCCCATCTATAGTTACATATGCTACTATTGTGTTCAATCTCGATGGAACCTTATTAACCGGTAATACAAATCCACAAATTTTATTGTCAAATGCTTCCCCAGCGTCTTCAACAACTATTACTACTTTCCCACAAAGATATTTAGGAGTTAAATTTACTTTCACGTGTGATTTGGAGAATGGGATCATTAATGTTTCATTATCAGGTACAACACCTGTAATATCTTCACCTGTTACTGGTTCTTTAAATTCGTCGTTAACTGTTAGTTTACTAACAACAACCTTTTATGCAGCCGCGTCAGCACAAACATCTCCTTTTAGTACCGCTCCACCTACTACCCCATCATGTACCAAAGGATTATTACAATATTACCCAACGTATCCCAACTTACCAACAAAACAAGGTGGGTTTAAAATGGTTGACCAATCTTTTGCATGTCAGGATCCCTTATCGGTTGATTATTCATCAATGAATTTTAAAGCAACGTTTGTTCCAGTGTCGGTTTCCGAATCTTCATATACCAATTCAACTTTACAGTCACTCATATTCTCAGCAGTTGACGTGAATGCGGGTGGCGGCGTTCAAGCCGTTCAATCTCTTGCAGTGGTTCTAAATAATCCTTCAAGTACTTCCCCTCAGTTGATATTTAATAGTTACAATCAATATCCTGCAAATACACATTGGTTATTTAAAGTTTCACAGAATGCAGCGAATGCAGCGAATCAATCAAACGCTGATAAAAATAATCCATACTTTGTGTGGGTCATAGGTCAATCAACAAATCCAAGTACCTATTTTTTCGTAACGCACACGGGTACTACATCTTTAACCTTACAAAAGATTGCGAATATATCACCCGGAGCAGGTACGCGACAAGTTATTGACATAATTCAACAATATCTCTTCACAAATGCACCTAAACCCACTGCGGCTGATCCATCCCTTTTTACCAAATGGAGTCTTTTATGGAAATTCAGAGATGATGATTATTTGATAGATGGATCGAATGCATCAGGTAACGAAATTTTAATTGTCACCGCAGATGATACCTATTATGTTACTTATCCATCCGCAACTACTAATTCAGTTTTAGCCTTAACAGCCGGTAAGGGGCCATCTTCACCCTCTTCTACCAATCCGGGAGCACCAGGTATACCCGGTACCATTAAAGGATCTTCACCCCCTTACAAAACCACCACGAATACCAGCAGATTGTATTGTTACTACACATTTGCTGGAACTGATGACAACCCAGTTAAAGAATATGCAGATACAACAAATACTGTTACCAACGCAGCTGGATCAACCGTATTAATCCAAGGTGGGTCTGGGTTAATACCGGTTATGGATCCTTTGAGCACACTTATATACCGCGCATCGTCAACTGATCCAGTGGTTGCAATAACAAATCCAACAATGTCAACCAACGGACCTCAATTTACACTCACAACATTCACACCATCATTAACTGCAACCGCTCCGACTTCCACAACAGTTGTATACAATATCGTAGATATAGGTGACAGTGCATTCAGTTACTCAGCATCAACATCACCAAGTGCTACAAATCCTTTAGGTTCAAGTGGGGCTGGTACGTATACCGGATCATATGGAAGTTTAGCATTGGTTCTGAAACCACAGGGTTCAAGTAATCCGGATGGCTTCACTTTTAAACCATCATTGGTATCTATGATGGGAGCAGCGACATATTCTTACATAAATAATGATAATAGTTACATTGAAACTATAAAAGTATTATCTACATCCGTAACTCAACCCACGCTTACGTATACTTACAAAGGAGGTTCCACAACTGCTACTCCACCAACAACAACAATAAATATTACCGAAACCCCTGGTACCAGTTTCAATTATTCCGTTTCTACCGTTCCTGCCGGAGTTCCAACAGGCACTTTCCTAGATGGTGGAAGTAAAGCATCTTATGGTACATATACTACTACTAGTATAACATTCGGACCCAACAAGAATTTTAATCTTTCATAAGGAACTGATATAAATACACTTTTTACAACTACGTTTAAATCCAAGTTTTAAAATATCACAAGATACCAAATGAAGATGATCATTCCCGTGATGGCGGTGGCACTCGTTGTGATTTTGATTTTGTTCTTTCTTTCAAGACGAAGCAAGAAGCAAGATGAGGAGCCCGATTTTTTTAAAAAGAACAAAAAGTTGATTGATGACATGAACAACACGTGGTTAAAACTCAGTGAGGAGGATCGTGAAAAGTATGGGGATGAACTGCTTAAAAATGTAAACGTGGCCATAAAGGCGGTGTGTCCGGTGTGTCCCATGTATCGACCACCCAACGCAGTTCCTTTAAAGATTTGAAGTGCTACCAATATAAATGATTCATGTATTCGTGAGGCTATGCAACGTCACCAACAACAAAAAGCGTCCCGAATGGTTTTCATATGAAAAGTGTTTCAAAAGTCTCTTTGAGGAGGGGGTCACCGTGAATGTCATTTTTGACGGTGACCCAAGTACCCACTTCATCTCAAAGTACGAATCAATCAATGTAAAACGCATCGAAGCTGGATCACAGCAATTGAGTTTTACAAAGATGTTGGAGCACATAAAAAGTTTGAAAATTCCAGATGACGACATAGTCTACTTGGTTGAAGATGATTATCTCCACCGTCCCGGATTTTCCAAGATTCTTGTGGAGGGATTTACAACCGGAGCTGACTATGTGACGCTCTATGATCACAGTGACAAGTACTTTCCTGGTTACTATGAACAGTATGCAAAGGGATTTCCAATCCAACTTATCCCATCTAAGAGTATTCATTGGCGCACAACACCCAGTACGTGTTTGACGTATGCAGTGAAGATGAAGACGTTCAAGAGGGACTTTGACATTCATTATAAATGGAATACTGGTGAGATGGTTGGAAAGCCATTCACTGACCATCAAACATTTTGTGAACTCTGGAACTCTGGAAAGAGTCTCATCTCGTGCATACCCAGTTACTGTACACACTGTGACTATGCTGGTATCGCACCGGTTGTAAATTGGGAACTATTTTAGTTTTCAATAGTAATGAAAGTTCTCTTGGTGGTGATACTTTTGATTTTGGGAATATTCTTTCTTCTCAAAAGAAAACCAAAGAGAAGAGAATCCCCAAAACCAGGGGAACGTAAGATTGTGTTTAGGGGTCCTGCTGGTATAGGGGATCGTCTATCAGCTTTGGTGTGTTATAAGGTGATTTGTGATTACAAGGGGTATGATCTTATCATGTTCAATACATGTGAAGAAGATGATCGGTGTTATGATTTCCAATCATTCATAGAGTTTGATGGGCTCGAGTACACTGACGATCCAGCTGATTTTGATGACTACATAAACCATCACGGGTACATTTCATCTCTTCACTGTAACGAAATATTAAAGACGATGGTGACCCCAGATGAAGTTTATAAAAAGTACATTGAGACTTTTAGAAAAATCAAACCCACCGAGATTGTAAAATCATATTTTCCCGATGAACCTCTTGATGATGTCTATGGTATTCATCTGAGAAAGGGGGACAAGATTCAATCAATCCCATTCTTTACATTTTCTCAACACTCTACATCTCAAGATGAATTTGATACAGTCATTGAAAATCTTCTTCAAGATGTCAAGACGATAATAGAGACTGAAAACAATCCCAAGTTTTTGGTGGTGAGTGAGAGTCAATCGTGGCGCAAGGAGTTTATAGAAAAGATGAAATCTCTCGGAAACTTTACACTCATTGAAGTGAAAGATGTTCCAAAGAATACACACAAGGGAATAGAAAGCATCGTCGATTTCTTTGCTCTTGCTCAATGCAAGAAGCTCTTTATGGGGATTGGATTTTCAGTGTTTACGATTGCAGCATCCATAATCGGAGACAAACCACTTGTGACGTATATGAACAAACAGTGTTTGGGTCAATACATGGAGGGAGGTTCGGCGATTTGTAAAGGGTCGTATATAAAATCTAATCTCAAGTAACTATAGGATGATTCTTTTGATTGTAATCATAACCGTGGTGGTGATTTTTCTCATAAGAAGAAGAAAGAAGAGGGTTCGCAGAGTGACTCAACCGGTTGGAGACTCAAAATTATACGTGACAGTTTCAACGTGTAAAAAGTACAAGGACAAGACAATCCCCACCCTTTTAGAAAATTTAAAGAGTGCAGGAGTTCCAGATGACCGTATACTCATAGTCTCTGGGGGTGAGGACATGGATGATGATTCGGGATCGATAAAGAAAACCAAGTACCAATTCTGGGAACTCACGAGCTTGATATGGTTGGCATCTCAAGAGGACAAGGGTGACTATTATTTCATGATGCATGATACATCACGTGTTGATCCTCACTTTTGGGAAAGTCTCCAATCAAAGTTTAGGGAGATGGATACAGACGGTATGAGTTTACTGGAGAATAACGGGGGTCTTGATATGAATATGGGTATCTATAAACACTCATATCTGATTTCAAGAAAGGGGGAACTTGATGATTTAAAGAGGTATCATAAAGATGGGGATGAGTTAGGTCTTTTTTTATCAAAGGTGCACGGTGTCATTATAGAGGGTAAATTCTTAGAGGGGTTCCCCTTGATGTATGAGAAGGATCAAGTGAATATAACATTCGATGAGCACAAGTGTATAAACACTGTACCGGAATTAGGGTTTACAAAGATTCAACAGAATTGCGGCAGATTTCAGACATGATTTGATTCAAGTTTCTCAAAAGTATCTTTCTACACATGAAGTATTGGGGATTGGTAATCACCTCTCTCCAATATCTCTTGATTGTACTCGAAGCGATCCATCTATCCACTTCTGGGTCAACCGGAACCAGGTTCAAGTCCCATTTTATGTCAGGATTATCCTTGACGTGTTGAAAAGTGAGTGTTTTGTTCAATGATACATGAGAAAAATCCCAGTTGAGTTCATCTCGATGTTTCATAATCACATCAACGGGAATGTCTATTGACAGTGATTGAACATTCCATTCACCAGGGTTATTCAATATGATATCAATGTCACCCTCCTCGTATTCTGTAATCTTTATGGCTGCTTTGTTCCAGGGGAGATCCATATTCTTTTTGATAATGTCCCATTCAGCATGAAGAGTATGATCCGTCCAGTCGTGATTATCATACAAATCTCTAAAGATTCGAATAAATCTCACCTCTGATTCCTCGATTGTGAACCAGAATAAATCATAAGGGGTCCACGGAAGGTAACTATGTTCAATCATAAATTCGACATCCATTTTCGAACTCAATGTGAGTGCTTGCCAATTGAGGGGCTTATCTCGAAACTCAAGAACGTGTTCCTTTGTCATCTTCTGTGTCAAGTAAATCCAATCCCAGTTGACATCTCTGAAAGTCTTGACCCATTCCCAATGGAAATGTTTATGCTTTGAAAGATCCCTCCAACTCCAGGGTTTATCTGGGAATGTCTGTATCCATTCCCATTTGAAATTTTCATGAGTGTCGAGTTTGAACCAGAACCAACTTTTATCCTTGAACCTTTTCAAGGTGGTGAGATTCAATTGGGGGTGGAAGGAGAGATCAGTAAAATTTAATGTTGCAATATTTTTTTCGATGTGTCTCACGAGCGAGTTTTTCACGTACTCATCCATTATACTAAAAATAAACTTGTCTTTTAATATAATGTACCTTTGGATTCTCTTGGTGCTCTTCTTCTTGTTGCTTCTTCTTCAAAGAGAGAAGAGCAATTTCAACGAACTGTATATAACAGTCTCCACGTGCAAGAGATATCGTGAAAAGACTTTGGAGCCTCTCTTGAAAAACTTGAAGGATGCAGGAGTGCCAGATGACCGTATACTCATAGTCTCTGGGGGTGAGGACATGGATGATGATTCGGGATCGATAAAGAAAACCAAGTACCAATTCTGGGAACTCACGAGCTTGATATGGTTGGCATCCCAAGAGGACAAGGGGGACTATTATTTCATGATGCATGATACGTGTCAAGTGGAACCGCATTTCTGGGAATCTTTAAATAAAAAATTTACAGAGATGGGTGGTGGGTCTGAAGCCATGAGGTTGATGGAGAATAATGGAAAATCTTCTATGAATATGGGTATTTATAAACACTCATATCTGATTTCAAGAAAGGGGGAACTTGATGATTTAAAGTCTTACCCTCAAGATGAAAAGTCTTTAATTGATTCAAAGATAATTGCATTTCAGACAGAAGATAAATTTTTATCAGAGACTCCTCTTATGTACTTGAAAGACAAAGTTGAAATTACTGTTGAAGATACTAAATGTATAAATAAAATTCCAGAACTTGGATTTACCAAGATTCAACAGAATTGTGGAAAGGGTCCACTGAAGGTGGCTCTTTCCTAAAACCTTCAAAGTTTGGGCCGCCACCGTGACCACTGGACCAGTTATTCCATGACCCTGTCCAATAATGTCTAGTAAATTTTGCAGTCAAATCTGAATAATCTTCATGTACCAAAGGATTTATTACATTTGGTTCATTTATAACTTCTGTAATTAAAGAAGGTCCAGTAGCTTCAAATACATGTTTATTACTTCTATCTGGAAGTTTATCCATTATTTTTTTCCAGAATGGATCACCTTTTGGACCAATCATTAAAGCATTTTCATACTTCCCCCCGTAATGTGGGATTGGTGTTTCTACAATCGAAACCTTATCTTGTGGGATGTGTTCCCAAAAGTTTTCGATGCATTCAAAGTCCATATCAGCATACATACCACCAAAATGGTAAAGTATAAAGTATCTTGCAGAATCAAATCTCTTTATATTGATATCATATTTCAGGTACACATTTTGGTAAAAGTCTGGGTAGTTTGTTTTCATAAACTCATCAAGATCTTCATCATGCCACATTTTGTATTCAAAGTCTGGAAACTTTTCTTGCCAAGATTTTTGGCACCGTTTCCATATTTTGTGCCATTTGGTCTTGTCCGCCATTGCACTTTGATGGATAATTTTTGGGATTCCTTTATTGTAGTTACTCTTCATTGGAACAAAGAAGCTCAAAAGAGCAAAGAGAAGAATAAGAAGAAGAAGAATCTTCATTTTTATTATAATATATTATTTTAACACCATGAACATGTCCCATGATGTATGCAATAAACATCATCTGATGGTTCTGTAATTTTTGAACTAAAATAAATTGTATCTCTACCACCAATCACAGAATATAATTTTTTATCCAGTGGATTGATATCAAATCTTTTTGTTGAATCGATGATAATAAATGGTCCCGTTGCATATATAGGATCTGGGATATCTTTGTTTTTTTTCAACTGCTCTATAACATCTAACCAAAAAGGATTACTTTTGGGTGTTATCATAAGAGCATTTTGATATTGTTCACCTTGTGTTGCAGATTCTGCTATTGAAACTTTATCTTGTGGTATTTGATCCCAGAAATTCTTTTTACACTCAAAATCCATATCAGCGTACATACCTCCAAATTCATACAGTATAAAATATCGTGCAGCATCAATTTTCTTTATATTCTTATCATACTTTGAGTACACATTTTGGTAAAAGTCTGGGTAGTTTGTTTTCATAAACTCATCAAGATCTTCATCATGCCACATTCTGTACTCAAAGTCTGGAAACTTATCCTTCCAAGATTGTTGACATTTTTCCCATATTGGATTCCATTTTGTCTTGTCCGCCATAGCAGTTTGGTGAATAATTTTTGGGATTCCTTCATTATAGTTACTCTTCATTGGAACAAAGAAGCTCAAAAGAGCAAAGAGAAGAACAAGAAGAAGAATCTTCATTTTTATTATACTCATATAATAATATGAGTCAACTTGGAGCTGATCTTTGGGTTTTTTCTTGACGTGGGATGTGCAGATGCTGAGAATATAAGTAATTGGAAAAAAATGGTTGGAGAGGAATATGTATAGATGCATTCCCTAGACCAAAATCTACTGTAGTACAAGCTGTATTATCAGATGTAAATTAAGAAGATCATGGAGATGGGTGGGTAACTTTTTCCCAAGATTTCCCTTCCCAGGGCAACTTTACCGAGCAATTGCTTAGCAATTTAAAGAAATGGGGCAAAAAAGGATGAATTATACTTACTGAAGATAGTGTTATATTGGATAGTCAGATTGTTATGAGTTGTGTGAATAATAATGCATTTTTGAGTGAGAATTTGGAGAGGATATAGAGAAGTAAAGAAACCGGTTGATTTTAAGCCTTTAATAGATGAGATGAGAAGACCACTTGATATAAAACCGCTGTATGAGTATATGAATTCTTTTGTTGACAAGGTGGCGATATCAAGTGACGGAAATCTGAAGTTGATATTGCTTATCATAATGAGTTTATAAAAAGTGTTTATCATGTTCAGTGACCTTCATTATAATAATGTGTAAGTTCTTGAAGTTTTCCTAATTCATATTCTACCATTTGTATATTATCATTTATATTTAATTCATATAATAAGGTTTTTCTATCAGATATATCTACGGTTATATATGTTTTATTATTTTTCATGTATATAGAACATGGATTAATTATCATATATAAACCTCCTTGTATGTTTGTTACTTCGTATATTATATTTGTTCCTGGCTTTTTTTGAATAGTATTATCATCTGTTTCATACATAATTGGTTCTGACATATATACTATTTTCCAATTTTTTGTATCAAGTAAAATTATTTGTGTATTATAAATATGTATAGAATTATTTATTGCTATACTATGACAAGCACCTAAATAATAATCATCTTTAAAATGTATTAAATTAGTTCCACCTCTTAGATATTTTGGAATTTCACATGGTAAACTTATATTATTTTGTGTAAAAACTACTTTACATATACCATCGTTATTAAAATCATAACTTAATATTACTAATGGATCACAATTATAAACAAAATATAAAGTTTCGTTTTTTACGAAAGGCATCCAGTTTTTTTCCCAATGATTTTTAGGCATATTTTCAACTTGTAAAAATATTGGATTCCAATCATTAAATTCAGTTATTGCTATACCTCTTTCCTGATTTTCAAAAGGAACAAGACAATTAAATATTACATATAATTTTTTATTATATATAATTAATCTCGGATCTTCTGCTTCCATATCAAATCCATATGGTATTCCATTGAGGTATAAACCATTTTTTTCATTTTTATTTACTCTTTCTGCAGAATAAAGAGTTTCATCAATATAACATTGAGATCTAAACATTGAATAGTTAGTATCTGGATAACTACCAGTAATATTTTCTATATATTTTGTTGTTATATCAGTTGTATAAATTTTATTTTTTCTAGGTATTAAAAAAGGTATTATTATAATCAATAAAATTATTGTGATTAATATAAATATTTTTTTCATTTTCTATTATAATACATAATGAAAAAAATATAAAAAATTAAAATTAAAAATAAATGATTACTCAACAACAACCTCCCAGGATGAAGGTGATGATATACCTAATTATACACTTGAAGAAGTGAATAATATGTATAATTTAAATTTTAATGTACTTGTTGTTGATTGTGAAGGATGTTTACAAGATTTCTATAAAGAAAATCCAGATTTCTTTAAAAATCTTAGAATGATAACTTATGAAAAGGATATGCCTGATAAATGTAACTATTCTATAATAGAAAGTGCATTAATTGATTTTGGATATAATAGAGTTAGGGAAGGGTTTCACGAAGTATGGATAAAGAATAATTGGGACGGGGGTCTTTGATTCCATTCAAGATTTTTAAAATAAGCAGTCAAGTTAAAGATGTCTAAGAAGTCGATGATTGCTTTGATTGGGGCTTGGGAGGAATGCAAGGATCAGTACGATACTATGAAGGATTTTGTGGATGC